CTCATCCAGATCGACGGCACGACGATCCTGCGCGGCATCGTCGACAAGCGCCAGCGCCAGGCGCGCGAGGGCACGATGATCATCAGCGGCCGGGACCGCGCCGGCCGGCTGGTCGACGAGTCGGCGCCGAGCATCAACTACAGCGGCATGACCATACTGCAGGCGTTCGAGCGGCTCGCGCGGCCGTGGTTCAGCCGGATTACCCTGTCGGACGCTCGCAATCGCCGCCTGCGGGTCGGCAAGGGCAAGCGCGTCGCCGGCGGAAAGGAGCCGGTCGTGACGATCAACGTGCGCGTCCCGCGGCGGGGCATCGTTCACCCCGGCGAGCGGCGCAGCCAGGTGATGCACGAGATCGCTTCCCGGTCCGGCCTGATCTGGTGGTCGAGCGCGGACGGCGACGAGATCTTCGTGGGCAAGCCGAACCACGACCAGCCGGCCCAGTACACGTTCCTGCATGCCAAGCCGGAGTCCGGATCGACGAGCACCGTCAAGGACCTTGTGGTCGACGAGGATGACGGCGATCGCTACTCGCTTATCAAGTGCGCCGGCGTCGGTGGCGCGACGCCCGACGACTATGGCAAGAACGTGACCGACCGGCAGGGTATCGTATTCGACAACCCATTGAGCCGACGCAACGACGGGACAGATGGCACCGGCCGCGACTTCATCCATCGCAAAGAGATGTTCATGCCGGAGCAGCAGTTCGACAGCTTCGCCGATGCGCAGCGCGTCGCCCGCAACGAGCAGATCCGGCGCGACTACAAGCGCCAGGTCGTCACCGTCGAGGCCGCGCTACACGGCCAGTTCCTGACTCCGAGCGGACCGCCGACGCTGTTCGCGTTCAACACGGTCGCGCGCGTGATCGACGAGGAGCTCGAGCTCGACGACACCTACCTCATCGTGGACTGCGCCTACAGCTCGAACCGCGACCAGGGCGAGACGACCACGATGCACATGGTCCCGACCGGGACGGAGATCCTGCTATGAGCAAGACCGACAACACCACGAAGGACTGGCGCGACGAGACCTCCACCGTCGCGCGGCGACTGGCGGGCCTGGTGCGCCGCGTCGCGATCAACATGACGCAGGGCACCGCCTGGCAGGCCATCGGCCACATCCTGCTCGACGGCAACAAGGAGACGCTCGACGCCGAGGTGTTCTCCGGCATCGGATTCTGGTCGCGGCCGGCGGCCGACGCGAACGCTGAGGCGATCGTGGCATTCCCGGGCGGCCCGTCAAACCCGGCCATCGTCGCGACGCGCGACGAGGCGCTGCGCAAGAAGGCCGTCGGGGGCGACGGCCTGCAGGACGAGACCTACATCTTCAACAGCCAGGTCCGCATTCGGTTCACGAACAGCGGCCTGATCCAGTGCCACCTCCTCGGTGGCCCGGTCCCGGTCGCGCTCGCGCTCAAGAGCGATGTGGATGCGGTCGTGACCGCGTTCAATGCCCACACCCATGTGGAGACCGGCGGAACGACCAACGCGGTGGTCGCCGGTCAGCGCGCCCCCGGCGCGATCGGATCTTCCGTTCTGCGCGGATGACGTGTAACACGAGGTGACCCGTGAGCAACTTCGTCGATGACCTCACCGATCCGCCGTTCGCGACGGGCGATCTCAATCCTGTTCCCGAAGGTGCGGACACGGGGAAGTTCTGCACGTCGGCAATGTGGAACACGATCTGCCAGGATCTGGTGGACCTGCGCGGCGCGGTCTTGGCCGGGCAGTCCAACGAGACCGCGTGGGGGTTCCTGGGCGACAGCGGCATCAACTCGCAGGGGGTCAACACCGACAACGCGGTGAGGTGGAACAACGTGGTCAGCGGCACGTCCGCGGTGCCGGACACGCGCGCGGTGATCAACACGATCTACTCGACGGCATCGAGCGAGCCGCTCACGATGGTCGACCTCGGGACCACCGACCTGAAGGCCCACAACGTCGGCGCGCCGCCGGGCTACGGGTGGGAGTTCTCGTTCGGCCGCCAGATCTTCGAGATCATCAACGGCGTGTCCGGTGTCGCGAGCGCGCGAAACAAGCCGTGGCTACTGGTCGCCGGGATCGCCGGCGTCGAGCTCAAGCAGACGCTTCCCGCTTCTTCCTACGGCACGGGCAGTCCCGCGCTGGGCGGGCTCAACTGGTACAACTTCGTCAAGGCGCGGTGGCAGGCCCTGCTCGCGACCAGCGGACGCAAGCTCGCCGGCATCTTCCTCGGAAGTCTGGGCGGAAACGACGCCACCAACTCGCCCGATGCCAACGCTGTCGCTGCGAACATGAACACGTTGGCGGCACAGCTTCGGTCCGACTTCGGCTCGCAGCTCGTGATCATCTGGCTCAAGGTTCACGCCCAGGCCAACATCGCGGTCGTCCCGTTTCGCGACACGGTACGCGCGCAGCAGGTCACCGGGATCGCCACGATCGCGAACTCTCGCCTGCTCTCGATCGACAGCTACCCTCTGCTCAGCGACCTGCTGCACTGGGGCGCCGATCCGGTGTACGACATGGGCCTCCAGCAGGCCGAGGCGGCGCGGCAGATGCGGGGGATCCTGCCGCGTACGGTGACGCAGCCGACGGTGATCGGCTACGGCACGCCGGATTTCAGCAAGGCCGCGGGCGCGCTCACGCCTCGCGGGTACCCGCTCGCGAGGCACGGCGACTTCGAGGCCGTCTTCGTGGTCGCTACGAAGGAGAGCGGCAGCGCCGTTGCTTCGTCCGGGTGGACGGCGTCCGGCTGGACGCTGGCGGCGAGCGGCGCGCAGGTGATCAGCGGCCTCACGCAGGAGTTCGCGCTGTTCACCCGCCAGGTTCTTCAGGCCGACCTCGACGCCAACGGCGGCCTGCCGCCGGCATTCAGTTGCACGACCGGCAACGACGACAACTGCGCCGTGCGTGTGTGCATCCGCGGACCGAATCTGTTCCCTTCGGTGGACGGCTCGATCGTCTCGTACGCGGCGACGGTATTCGGGACCGGCGGCGTGAACGCCGGCGGGGTCAACACCACCGGAACCAACGATCTGATCCTCGTGTTCATGTGCGGCTTCGGCGGCGGCGCCTCGCCGACCGAGCACTTCGCGGTCAGCAACGCCACGATCGGCGCTACGGTCCTGATCGATGCGCCGCTGGCGCAGGCCACGACCAACTACGAGCTCCTCGCCGTGGCGGTCGGCACCAAGGCGACGGCCGGAGCGACGGGCACCACGGTGGTGACCCCGAGCATCACGACCAACCCCAGCGGCTTCACGGTGGCGATCAAGGCATGAGCTTCTTCGGCTTCCCGTTCGCCAGCTCCTTCGGGTCGGGCTTCGACTTTGCGCCAAGTCTCCGACCGGGAACTCCGCTGGCCGCGCTCGGCGCAACCGAGGCCGGCGACCCGGGGCAGCTCGACATGCTGCTCGACCCCGCGACGCTCGACTACGTCCGCACGGACAACGGCGAGTGGGCGGAGACCGCGGACAGCCGGACGCTGATGATGATCATGCTCGAGCTCGAGCACCAGGCGTCGCCGTTCGATCCGGCGGACGGCACCACGATCGCCGCGCGGCGCCGCGACGGAGACCCGGTCACGCCGGAGGAGGTCGAGGCCGAGGTCCAGCGCGTCGGCGACATCCTCACGAAGTCCGGCACGATCGCCGATCTCGAGGTCCAGGTCCGGGACGCCAACGGCAATGTGCTGCGCGACACCTCCGGGCGTTTCGTTGTCGCGCTGTTCTGGCGTGATCTTGCCAGCGGGTCGCCGGTCGACCTCGCGATCCAGGGGTAGCCGATGCCATTCAAGATCCCATCGATGGACGAGACGCGGGACTTCGTGACCGCGCTCGGCAAGGCGCTGTTCGGCTTCGCCAACTTCGGCTCGCGCCGCAGCTACCACGGCCGGAAGGCGACCTACCTGGCCGGCGCCGTCACGCAGCTCCACGCCCACGTCGACAGCGTCCAGCGCGACATCCATCCGCTCACCGCAGGCGACGGCAAGCCCATCAACGACTGGGGGGAGGCGGTCGGCGTGCCGCGCAAGACCGCGACGCCGGCGCGCAAGTCCGCCGCCGCGCGCATCCGCGGGACCGGCACCTCGACCGTGGCGTCCGGCACGCAGCTCCGGCACGAGAGCAGCGGCCTGATCTTCGAGATCGAGACCAACGTCACCATCCCGGGCGCGCCGGGCGTCGATGGCTTCTTCGACGCCGACATCGCCGCGTCAGAGGCGGCCGGCTCGGTCGGCAGCCAGACCCGGCTCGAGGCCGGCGAGACGCTCAACTTCCTGATCACGCCCGCCGGGATCCAGAGCTCGGTGGTCCTGCAGCTCGCGCTCGACGAGGACGGGTTCGACACCGAGCCGTTCGGCGGCTACCGCGCGCGCGTGCTCGACCACTTCAGCCAGCCGGTCTCGGGCGGCAACCAGGCCGACTTCGTGAAGTGGGCGCTCGCCGCGCTCAACACGATCGCGCAGGCATTCTGCTACCCGGAGCGCGCCGGCCGCGGGACCGTGGACGTCGCCGTGTTCTACCGCGGCAGCGGCACGGCCCGGTCGGTCAGCCTCGCCGACCGGAACTCCGTGCTGGCCTACATCAAGACCCAGGCCCCGTTCCAGATCTCGGGCATCGGCGGCGGGCTGCGCGTGTTGACCACGATCGCGGACCCGCGACCGATCGAGATCCTGATCGACACCGACGGCAGGTCGGCGTTCAACTTCGATTGGGACGACAGCGGCAACCCGCTCGTGCTCGCGTGGCAGCCCGGGGGCGTCACGAACAAGCTACAGTTCTCGATCCCGCTGCCGGCCTCGCTGCTCGCGGGGCACCGCCTGATCCTGGTCGGCGTCGCCACGGCGCAGGACGGCCGCGAGTACACCATCGACAGCATCGCCGGCTCGGACTCGGTGATCCTCAAGGAGACGCCGCCGATCGCGCCGGCGGCGACCGACAAGATCTACAGCGGCGGGCCGGTGGTCACGCCGATCCGCAACGCCATCGTCGCCCACCTGGACGGCCAGATCGTCTACGCTGGCCGCGGTCTGACCCCGATCCCCGCGGCGACCGCCGAATCACAGGGGGTCTCGGTCGTCGGGCTCGACACCCTGGCCGAGGGCGTGGGCCCGGCGAACCCGGGCGGCAAGTACAACAACGCGGCCGGGCCGTCGTGGATCGGCGGTGTCCTGCGCGCCTCGCTGTTCTCGATCGCGAAGTACCAGGGCGGCGTCCGCAACGTCACCATCGTGACGCCGGCGGCCGACTACGAGGCGCTCGACGACCCGTTCCCGACCGACAGCCAGGTCCACTACGTGACGCCGGGCGCTGTCGTCGTCAGGAGCGCGTAGCAACAAGGAGAACGCACATGAGCAAGAAGCACGTTCGCATCACATCCGACGGGACCATCAGGAACACCAGGGTCTATGTCGATGGCGTACAGCTGCTGACAGTCAAGGCGCTTCGGATTGAAGCGGACTCGGAGAGCGACGAGATTCAACTCACCTTGTCACTTCACCCGGTCGACGTGGAGCTCGAATTCGAGGGCGATATCCCGGTCACCGAGCGCAAGGCGGACTCCGGGGCGGTCGCCTAGTCCATGCCGGCCGGCGCCGACAAGGGGTTCACGTTCGACCCGCCGGGCGCGATCGGCATCGTGGCCCCGGACGCGCGCGTGCTGCTCCGGTTTCACGACGACGAGAACATCCGGCCCAAGGACGAGGCCGGCGCGCTGAACGACCTGGCGGCCCCGGTCGGCGCTGTGAATCCTGAGTCCGTCACTGCCGCGTGCGGCGCCGGGCGCGAGTTCACGGTGGCCGGCACGAACGCCCTGGCCGCGACCGACCTCGCCTCGGGGTCCTCGCTCATCACGCGGGACGTCACGGTCCAGGCGATCCTGTCGTGGGACATCCTCGGCCAGGGCGTCGCCGGCACCGCGGGCGCGCTGGTCGCGCGCGGGCTCTCGACCTCGGCCGCCGAGTACATCGCGTACGAGCTGCAGCTCGCCGTGGTTAACCCGGCCACGCGCCGCGGCTCGATCGCGTGGAGCTGGCAGACCATCGCCGGCGTCGTGAAGGCGCAGACCCCGGTGGAGTTCACATGCCCGACCGGGTTCACCCTGCTGACCGCGACCCGCCGGTGGGAGAGCCCGACCTCGGTGGTGTGCCGCTACTACATCGGCGACGTCCTGCTCGGCGAGGTCGCGAGCCTGGACGGCGATATCGGCGGCGGCGCCAGCGGGACCTTCATCTTCGGCGCGGACAAGGTCGGCGGCACGCTCGGCCGGTGGTTCGCCGGCACCCTGGATGAGCTCGCCGTGTTCGACCGCGAGCTGTGCCTGGAGGAGATCGAGGACACGTGGCTCCGGATCACGGTCTACCAGCCGCTCGGGGTCCAGCTGTTCCGCGAGATGCACGACCCCGGGTTCCCGATGCCGACGGACCCCGCCTCGGACGTCCAGCTCGAGAACCGCCAGATCGGGATGGCGCTCGGCTATGCCGCGGCGGCGGCCGAGAACCTGCGGCGCAACGCGCTGCCCCAGCGCTCCTACGGCGACTTCCTGGCGGCCTGGGAGCAGGCCCTGCGGCCCACCACGCAGCCCGGCAGGAGCTTGGACGACCGGCGCGCGCGCGTCCTGGCCCGCATGCGGCAGCGCGGCGGCAGCGCCCCGCCGGAGCTGCAGGAGGCCCTGTCGTCACTCCTGGGCGGCGCCTCGGTGGACGACCTGCAGTTCCTGGCCTTCGACAACACGGTGGCCGAGGACTTCGCCGCCGGGCTCGACCTCATCCGGTGGGACGTCTCGCCGGCGGCCACGGTCAGCGTCGTCCTGGGCGTCCTGAACATGCAGATCGGGGTGACCACGGCGCTGTTCCCGTCGGGCTGGCTGTACCTGCGCCGGTCGGTCGGCGGCAACGCCCGGCAGGCCCACCAGATCGCCAAGGTCACGTTCACGTCGTCGACCAACGGGTCCGAGGCTGGGATCTTCTTCGGCGATGCGGGCCTCGGGAACTACTTCCTGATGGGTCTGCGCAACACCGGCGCGGCCAACTACCACGTCTTCGTCGAGACCTTCGTCAACAACATCTCGCAGGGTGGCGCGGTCGATCAGGGCGACTCCGGCGTGCCGCTCGCGGCCGTCGTCCCGATCTGGCTGTACCTGCACCAGGCCGACACGTTCTGGGAGGTCTCCTGGTCGCTGACCTCGGGCACCGCCGGGTTCGGCGCGCCGATCATGGTCGCGTCGGTGCCGCCGGAGATGCAGTGGGCTGGGATGTACCTGCGCACCACGGGCGCGGCGACCGGCGGCCTGCTGGCGAAGTTCGACGAGCACCTGCTCCGCGCGACCTACGGCGTGTCGCCCTACAACGCGTACGTCCTGCTCGACCGCGCGCTCGGGTTCTCCCCGGACCTGCCCGGCGCGCGGCAGATCGTCCAGACCGTCAAGCACGCGTTCGTGCGCGCTTCGTTCACCACTCGCTCGTTCCTGCACTGCGACGATCAGGCGGACGGCACCGACAACTGCCCGCTGGGAGGCTACTGACATGGGTAATCTGCCGACTTCACGCACCGTCACCCTGGCCGTCGGCGACGCGCTGCCCTCGAACCTGGTCAACGAGATCCAGGACGTCATCGTCGGAAACAATCACGGAACCCTGACCCTAACGTTCGGTGGCCCAGCGTTCGTCGCGGTGGCTGCGACCGGACTTGATTACTCGTTCGGCGACGTCCGCGGGTCGGGCGCCACATTCGAGCTACGGGCGGCGCTTCCGGTGATCGTCGGCAAGCGCATCACCGCTGTTCGCGTACACGTCAACGACAACGCCACCGGCCCGACTAAGCTGGCGGCTGCAGTGGTGAGCATGCAGGGTACCCCGATGGTGGCCAACACAGTCGCCGTCGGAACGCCGAATCCAACCGCGGGCACAGGCGCCGATCAGATCATCACCGTTGGACCGCTAACTACAACCGTGGCCGCAGGGACCGCTTACAATCTGAAAGTTCAAACGACAACCGGAAGCGCTCTTGTCGTCGTGAAGGTTGTCGAGGTCGACTACGACGACCTGGCCTAATTGTAGTCGACTTCCGCAAACCACAGTGCGTCCTGCGACGACGGTACACCCTGCGCGTAGACTCGCAGCTGATACGCGGTATGCGGGAGGACCGTCGTGGCTGGAGCGATCGACAGAACCTGCTGTGACCCGTTCCCGGCGCTGACCGGAGAACTCGCGATCACGTTCGCATTGTTGCTGTTTAGGCTGATGAGCTGGAGGGACATTACGGCATCGTGGTCTCCGGCGCTGTCCACGATCGTCGCTCGTGCCGCGACGATTCGACGGCCGACCGGGACCGGCACGCTCGCGCGTGCAGCGAAATCGGCAGCAAGCGCAGTGCTAAACACGTATGAGATGGGGTGGGCGGGATCCTCGGCGACGAACGCCGAGGCTGCAAGCGTGATCGTGTTGACCCCGGATGGCTGCACCCATGCCCCATACACCGTGCCGGGCTGCCCCTGGGGCGTGATCCGGAGGACCATCTGCGCGCTGGCCGGCATCGTTCCCGGGCAGGAGAATGCGAAGCCGTGGATGAGCCCGGTCCCGTTGCTGGCGCCCTGGCACCAGTTGGTCGTGGTGTTGGTCAACGTGTCCCGGACGTCGATGTACGCCAGGATGGGCGCGCCGGCGGTGTCGCGCACCGTGAGTCCGACGGCCGCGAGCCCCTGGCCGACGCCGAGCGGTACTGGCATGTACCAGTAGCCGCCTCCCCCGCCGCCATTCCCGGTCGCGCCCCCGCTGATCCCCAGTGCGTTGTTGTTGACGTCGAACGAATGCGAGACCGACAACGTCTGCCAGCCATCAATCAGCGGCAGCGCGTAGGCGCCGGGCCCGAGGGTAGGCGGAGCCACGGACTGGATCACGGCTTCCGACCGGGCCTCCGATGGGGAACTCGATTCGACTCCACAGCCAAGTAACAGAACAGGAATGCAGAAAATTTTCAGTGTACGCATGTCTTCCCTTTCGATTCAGTAGGCGCCGCACGCGCCCTGTTCAAGACTGGATACGAGCATTCCTGATGAGAAAGATCAACCTCACATGAGGAACACTTCGTGTCAGTCACATGTCAGGCAGCGTGAGGACCCCGTGAACTCGTGGCGCCGCGTGCCGTAGGAGCACATACTGTGCGCGGGTGCCGGGTCGGGGCGCGGCGCCGCACGCCGAGCTGTCTTCCCTTGCTTCGGCCCGGCGCCCGCTGTACCTGCCGTGAAATGCTGCGGCCGGTGCGAAGTTCTTGCATGGCGGAACCGTGTTCGTTAACACGGTACGGTGACCGACGACGACGGGAGCGACGATACGCCCAGGGAGCAGCGCGTGACCGACAGCCAGCGGGTCGCGCACTACAGCGAGTACCCGCCGGGAACTCTTCCCGTTCGCGAGTTCGTTCCCGCGCCGCACAACATGTACGAGGTCCAGCTCGGCGACCGGCTCAAGGTTCTCGAGGCCGAGGTGGCCTCCCTGTCCAGCAGCCGCAAGTTCTGGCGATGGATCGCCGGGCTCGGCCTGCCTTCGCTGGCCGCCATCCTGCTCTACACCGCCGAGAAGGTGACCTCGGGCGCCGAGCACACCGGAAAGTCCGATGCCACGATGGACATAATGCAGAGCAGAATCAACCTGATGGAAAGCTACATCCACGAACTCCAGCGACATGCGGGCATGACAAGCCCACCTGTCACGTCGGGTCGTGTAGGGTTCAACCCGTGATCCGAATCTCATTCCTGATATTCCTCGTGGCATGCGCTCGCCACGCACCAGCTCTGCCCGCCGAACGCTCCGACGACATCAGTACGGTGCAGTGCAACGCGGACTGCACCAGCTCCCTGAGCTGTAGGGACATCTTCTCGGGCTGTCGCTTCTGCTCCCCACAAGGGCGCTGCAGCTCGACGCTGCCGGCCGATCCGCCGACGGATGCCGGCGTGGACGCCCCGGGCTCGACTCAGTGAGCGCTGGACATTGTCCGGTGGGGTGTGCGAACACGGGGCGATGACCGAACCGACCTCGTTTGATACACCGACCATCATCGCCCTCGGCCTCGCTGCGCTGGCCGGCGTCGAGACCCTGCTGCGCGGCGCCTCCATGATCCTGCACGCCATCGCGCCGCGGACCAAGACCACATTCGACGACAAGCTGGCCGAGGATGTCGACGAGATCCACGACAAGCTCGACATGCTGCTCAAGCTCGCGCCCAGGCCGCCGGGCGCGGTTCCGATCGTCACGGGCGGCGCGGCGATCCTGCTCGTGCTACTCGGCGGGCTTGCGATCTCCCAGTCGGCGGCCTGCGGCTCGACTTCCAAGGCGGCCGGCAAGGCCGTGCTCTCGGACGTCGTCGACTGCACCACGGCTGACCGGGTGAAGCTCGAGACGCAGTTCGGCCCCACGGTCGAGCAGGCGCTGCAGCGCGCCACCGGGCTCGACGGCAAGGTCGACCTGCCCTCGCTGACCGAGATCGGCCGCTCGCTTGAGGCCGACGGGTGGTGCGTCCTCGAGAAGGAGGTCGCGCGGCTCATGGCGGCGGCGCTGACCAGGAACCCGAGCTCGCCGGCCGCCGCCGCGGCGCCGCTGGACGCCGAGGACCTCGCCGGCAAGCTGGCCGTGATGCGCGTGCACAAGTTCGGCGCCACGCAGTTCCAGCTCGGCGGCGCGCCTTGAGCGGTCTGCTCGTCGCCGGCGCACTGGTCCCGGTCGCTGGCCTGGACATCATCCCGCCGGCGTCGCACGGCGGCCCGGCCTGGGCCAAGCTCGACCCCGGTGACTACGCGATGCGGCAGACGCCGTGGATCCGGCAGGTCATCGTTCACACCACCGGCGGGCTGTGGCCCCAGGCAGTGCTTCCGGGCCGCGCGCCCGGCGGCCACGCGCGGCAGATCGCCGAGATGTGGCAAGGTGCCGACCGGGGCGGCGGCGAGCGCGTGCACAGCGCCGCCCAACTGATCGTCGACTTCGACGGCACGGTCGTGTGTCTGTGCGACCTCGCGGCGATCGCGGCCTACCACGCCGAGGCGAGCAACCACTGGTCCATAGGTGTGGAGATGTGCACGTGGCCCGAGGGCGAGATCTCCGAGGTCACCCTGAAGGCCACGGCCCAGCTGGTCGACGCGCTGTGCTGGCCGCTGTTCCCGATCCCGCGCCAGATGCCGCGCGGGCCGTACCGCAACGAGCCGATCGCACGCATGGAGTTCAATCAGCTCCTGCTCGGTGGCGCCCAGAAGCGCACCCAGCTCGGCGGCCCGAACCTCTGCGGCGTGTTCGGTCACCGCGACAACACCTCCGAGCGCGGCGCCGGCGATCCGGGCGACGCGATCTTCAAGGAGCTGGACCTGCTGGGGTTCGAGAGGGTGGACTTCCATACATTCGAGGACCTTCTGATCGGCAAGGAGCGCCAGGCGCAGCTCAACGCGCGCGGCGCGCGGCTCACCGTGGACGGGGTGGTGGGGTCTCGCTCGCTGCTGGCGGCCGAGAACCTCGGCTTCGCGCGCTGGGCGGACGTGCCGCGCGGCTAGGCCGCGAGCGTTGCGCCCAGGCACCACTCGAGCTTGGCGACACCGAGCGCGGTGATCCGGTACTCCCTCCACTCGTGGTAGCCGGTGTGTCGCCGGCTGTAGCCGTTCCGGATCACCTTGGCGCGAACCACCTTCGACTCGATGTAGCCCTCGCGGCACATCCTGGACAGCGCCACGCCGAACCTGTTGCGCTCCTTGTAGTCCTCGATCGTGCTCGGGATGTCGAGGGAGTCGGACAGCTCATCCGAGCGCAGCCAGTCGAATCGCCGGATCGCCTTCAGGATCATGATCGGCATGTCCCGCTGGATCTCGTCGAGCGGGAAGTACCGCGACCCCGTCCACTTCGCGCCCGCCACCGGAGTGGGCGCCCAGCCTCGACCGGGAACCTCCGAGTCGCAGCGCGCGCAAAGCAGGAACAGCGGGCCGCCTTCGTCGAGCTGCCTAGGGCGGAGGCCGGGACCCTCGTTGATGCACGACGCGCAAAACGGACGCGGAGCTCCCATGGCTACCTAGCCTCCAGCTCCGCCACGCGGGCCTTCAGCGTCCCGATCTCCGCCATGAGCTTGGCGCGTTGCTCGCCCCAGTTCCTCACCTCGTCCGGGAAGGGGAGCTCCTGCGCCATCTTCGCGATCGCGCGGAGGAGCTCCTGCTGCCGGACCATCAGGCGGTCATTCTCAATGATCGACTCGGCCGCGATCGCTCCGCAGGTCGCGGCCAGCTCGCGAAGCTCGGCGGCCTCTGCGCGGGCTGCGTCGCGCTCGTCCACGGCCCGGTTGGAGAGCGCCATGATCTCGTCGGTGACTTCGAGGAGGTTACTCACGTGAGGCTCCCGATCTCGGCGTTGCGAAACCTGCCGTAGAACTCGCGCAGCTTCGACAGCTCCTCCATCAGGGCCCGGTTCTGCACGACGAGCGGGTTGTGCTCGCAGGTCAGCGCATGCGCCTGCGCGTCGGCGAGCGTGTACTTCGGCATGCCGCGCCAGATCTCCTGCGTGATCCCGGCGGCACGCCAGCACCAGCCGCAGGCCGTCGTGCCGGACGGATCGCCCAGCGCCGCGGCCATGGTCTGCACGCGCTCGAAGAGCCAGACGATGACGCGCGTGCGGTCGCAGTCGTCGGCCGGATCGGCGCGTTCGAGGTACATCTCGGCGACCTGAATAACCAGCACGATAGTGTCGACGCTCAACGGTTTCTTGCCGCAGCGCAGCTCGTACTCCTCCAGTGCCCCCATGTTCAGCCTCCTCGAATGATGATGCGGTTGCGGATGCGTGTCTCGAAGTCGCGCAGGCTCTCGCCTTCCCAGCGAGAGACCCCGTAGCGGCGGCCGAGGTACCGGAGGTGCTCGGAGTGCTCGATGTACGTGCTCCATGCCGCGCCGAGCGCGATCAGGGCGAGGCCGCCGAGGGCGATCGCGGTCCAGATCTGCCAGGTCACAGGCCGGCCTCTCTCAGGGCGGCGGAGGCGTACTGCGCGGACGGCATCGCGCCCTCGCTATCCTTCGACGCCAGCGCCCGGAGGTTGCCCTCCAGTTTGCGCAGCTTCGCATGCGACAGCACGGCGTGCTTGGCGTAGGCGGAGGCCGTGACCGGGACGCCGGGCAGGGACTTGCGGTCCGCCTCGATGGCTTCGGCCTCCGAGGGCTTCAGGCGGAAGTGGATGTGCTTGAGGCCAGTGGCCTTCTTCTTGGGCATCGAGGCCATCATGGTGCAAGTTGGAACAGATGTCAACAAGTGGTTGACTTCGGATGGAGCGATGGGCACGATGGAGGCCATGAGCAAGGTGACGCCCGAGACCCTGACCGATGATCTGATTGCCAAGGAAAAACGCTGGCTGCATGACGCCAAGATGGCGCGTGGCATCCCGAGCGAATCGCAGATGCGCTACGAACGCGATCTGTTCGTGGCCAAAGACCGCAGGTACGGCGAGGCCAGGAGAAACGCAGCCCGCCAGCGCGTCTGCGACGCCATCAACGCCCGCAAGTGATACGCTGACCCCATGTCCTACGTCATGCCCCCGAACAACAACATCCGCGCGATCGCCAGCCAGAACCTCCCGGTCGAACAGCAGAAGGCCATCTTCGACCTGGGGATCCGGTTCGAGCTCGCGGACATCAACAACACCCCCAGCGGCCAGGGCGTCGTCCGCGGCTGGGGCGGGCGCTGCAGCCACCGATGAAGCGGGACGCGGCTGTTGGCCTCCTGGCCGTGCTGGGGTTCGCCGCCGCCTTCGCGCTGGTCGGCCTGCAGATCCTCGCGTGGCTCCGGTAGGCCCGTGGTAGCGTCCGGGCCATGTCAGCAAAGCTCGGACAGCCGGTCACGGTGCAGATTACCTCGGGTCGCTACTCCATCGGACTGATCTCAAAGATCATTTCCGGGGACACGGTCAACATCGACGCATTCACGGACGGCGTGAACCCCTGGCCGACCGTCGACACCTTCAACGGGCTCGTCGCCGGTTCCCTGACCTCGGTCGCCAAGGGATCCGGGGTCGGTGAGTGGCAGGAGGTCGACGTGCCGGACACGGTCCTCGCGTCCATCACGGACGCGATCTCGGGCATCACCGGGTTCGCCACGGAGGGCTACGTCGATGGCGCCGCCGCCGCGTGCTGCGCAGTCCCGGTCGCCGGGGCATCGGTCAGCTCGCCGGCGTTGAACACGCCGCGCCAGCCCAGCGCAACGCGCCCGACCCGGGTCACCGTGTACGCCACGGTCGCCCTGACGTCCACGCTGCTCACGCCGCAGAGCGCCACGGTGGAGATGCGCGCGGACTCGAGCTCGTCGCCGACGACCGCCGTGGGCGGGCCGCTGACCGCCTCGCTCGGCGGCATCGCCGCGACGGCCACGGTCCCGATGACCTTCACCTACGACGTGCCGGCTGCCCACTACTACACCGTGGTCCAGACCGCCGGCGCGGGGACCGTGACCATCACGCGAATCGAGGAGTCGACGCTGTAGGCCGGTTCGGTGTAACACGGGTGGCATGGACGCAGACGACTACATCCCAGGTCACGCATGGTCTGTCACCGGCACGACCGGGACCATGGCCGCCTCCCTCGCGCAGGACGCTCTCGTGTTCGCGATCGGAGCGGTCGCCAACCCAGCAACTCCGAGCAACTTCCTGCCACGAGCTCCGCTGCAGATCCAGGCGATTCGGATGATCTTCACGGTCCTGACCGCGGGCGCGGTGGCCGCCGGGCAATCGTTGCGGCTGTTCAAGAACAGCCCGGCCGCCGGCGTCATGCCGACCGGAGGGTCCTCGCTCACTCCGCTGCCGAAGCGCACAAAGGACCAGGGCGGAGACACGGGGCTGATCGGTGACATCGCGCGGATCGCGACCACCGCGGGCCTGACGGCCGGATCGTTCGTCCGAGGCACGGTACCGCTGGCGACCTTCGACCTGGCCGGGACTATCGCGACCAGCGGTACCCGGTTCACGTTCGAGTTCGACGAGCACAACAACGGGAACTCGATCTGGCTGGACCCCGGCGAGATCCTGGTGGTCTCGAACCCGGCCGCATTCCAGGGTACGCTGACCTGGCAGCTCACGGTGAACGTGGACTACCGGCGCCGCGACACGGTCTAGGCCACTCGCACGCCGGGATGCCGGCCAGCCACAGCGGCTTGCGCAGCAGGCGTTTCTTCTTCTTGGTCCACCTGTCGCGCGTCCATCCGGCGACCTGAAAGCACCATCCGGGATTCGGCGAGCGAATCTTCTTCGGCCAGATGTAGCTCAGCATTCCGTCGGGTCCGCACGGCCCGGCGGTGGTGCCCAGCCAGTCCGCCTCCGCGAGGATGATCTCGGCCTCGAGCACAAGGTCGCTGGACAGCGACGGCCCGGTGTTCCTGAAGATCGAGCAGGTCCAGCCGTCGAGGCCGTCCATGGCCTCGAGACCAGCGGCGGGATGCGGGCGCCACCATCCCCAGATCGCGGTGTCGTCGCTGCGCCGAAGGACCAGCGTCTCGCCCGGCGGCATGAACTGCGGCGAGCCGGGCGTGCGGCGCGAGTAGTGACCGTCGGCCAGCTTCGCGCCCACCTTGTCGAACTTGTGGGACACCAGCCAGCGCGTCACCGGATGACCGCGACCCACCGCCGACCGGGGGCCCTCTGGATCGCGCCGGTCCGCTCGAGGTCGCGGAGGGCAGTCTGGATCGACAGGCCTCGTCCCACACCGGGGACCTGGCGCATCGCGTGCTCCTCGAGACCGAACATGCCGCGGTCCACGATGGCGCGCAGGAGGGCGGCTCGGCTGCGCGCGGCGGCCTCGCCCTCGGCTTCCAGGTTGAGCTCCTTGCGCACGCGCACGGCGTCGCCCGGCGGCTCGGTGCGGTGCTGGTCCTTCTTCTGCGCCTCCACCTCGGCTTTCACGCGCAGCGGGTGGACGGGGATGAAGTCGCGCTCCTTCCACTGGCCGCCCGCCTTGATGAACAGCGCGCCCACCTTGCCCTCGCGGCCCACGTGCCGGCTCTTGGCGATGTTCCAGCGGGCGTCGAGCTCGTCGGCGTCGTCCGCCTTGAACACCTCCAGGTTGATCTCGATCGAGGCCGCGTTCTCGGCCTCCCCACTCTCCGCCGCGGCGCCGCTCGTGTCGGTCGCCGCGTCGTGCTCGACCTTCCCGGTCAGAGCTTTGTTCGTGGCCCGGCTCGGCTGCGCCAGCATCAGGACGAAGCACTCCTCCTCGACGGCCAGCGCGCGAACCAGCTCGGCGGCCTGCACGGTGGCCATCCGCAGGTCCCTAGCCAGCGCGGCGAGCTTGCCGAGGTAGTCGATCACGACCAGCGGCTTGATGCGGTAGACGCGGAACACCAGATGGATCGCGCGACGCAGCACGGCGAGCTGCTTGTCCGTCTCCATGATGCGCGGCACGAATCGCCACATGTCCTCGATCGCGTTGAGGCTGTGCGCGATCTTCTCGCGATCCCAGCGCTCCTTGATCGCCATCGTGTGGACGCCGTGCAGGTTCGCCACGATGCGCTCCGTGATCTGCGTCGGGTCCAGCTCGAGCGCGCACCACAGCACGGGGATGCCGGCGCCGGTGTGGGCGCGTGCTACCTGGATCGCGAACGAGGTCTTGCCGGCCCCGGTCGGCCCCGTCACGATCACCACGTCGCCGGTGTAGCAGCGGCAGCGGTCCTGCATCTGCGGCCAGTCGGCGGGCCACTGGAACACCGGCAGCGTGCGCCGGCGGATGATCTGGTCGAGGCACTGCAGGGGCGAGAGGAACTCGTCCTTGACGTCGAGCTTCTTGTTCTGGTCCGCGGTCTCGCGCGCCCAGACCTCGCCCAGCTTCGCGTTCGGCCGCATCGCGGGGAACGGGATCACGTCGGACGGCGGGTCGTCTCCGAAGTCCTCCGCCATCATGCCGCCCGCGCCGTCATGATCCGATCGTGCGCCGCCCAGGCGGTGTAGGCCCAGGTCGGGTATGGATACGACCACTTGCCCGGTCGACCACAGCCGCAGATCCAGCGCCATCGGATCCGGTTGCTCTCGTCCGGCTCCTGGATCGCAAAGAAGCGATGATCGCTCACGGCGACCACCCGAATCCGTCGGCGTCCGGCGACAGGATCTCCACCAGCGCGCGGCGCGCGGCGGCGTGGACTCCGGGTTCGCGCGATTCCCTGGGGCCCGCCACGTTGAGGATCTCGATGCGGTTCTCCTCGAGCCATTCGCGGACGAGCTGCACGCCCAGGGGACCAAACGGCAGCGTGAACCAGCGATACGGCTTGCCGATCCGCCGCGCGAGCTTGCCGGTGAGCATCGATCCTGAGTCCGCCGGCAACGGTCCAAGCGACAGGATCAGCGTCCCGCCCGACGCCTCCACGTTGGCCTGGGTCCTGACCGGGTACGCCTCCGAGGCGCTCTGCATCATGCCCAGGCGGTAGTGCTCCGGGACGACCCCGTCCTCAGCGCGCCAGCCGGCCGGCGCCATGCCGCCGCGCTTCAGGCCGAGGTCCGCGGCGGCGTCGAGGGCCGCGCGATCCACGCCGGTCTGGCCGCCGGAGATGATGGTGTGGACCAGGATCATCTCGGACCCCGCACGCGATGGCCCTGCCTGATCAGGCGCTCACTGACGGATTGCTTGGTCACGCCGAATCGGATCGCGGCCTCGGTAATTGTGCATTGGCCCGCTATCACGCGCTGCGCAGCGAGGTAGGATGGAGAGCAGCCAGACCGGGATCCGTTGTGGCCAAGCTGTCCGCAGTTGCCGCACGACCCCAATGTGCCCGGCGGCCTGCCCATTAGCGTCCAGCCCCCTTGAACACGTTGTGGTAGGCGACCAGGAGCTGCTCGGCGCGCGCGAGGTAGGCCCAGTTCCAGCCGTCGTGGTAGACGGCCATCGCCAGCAGCCACAGCTCGGCGGCCAGGATGCGGGCCGCGACGTCCGCGTGCTTCGTCGGAGCACTCATCGGTACTTGACTCCGTAGCGCGATCGGCCATGCCAGCGCCGGTTGCCGTCCGCGGAGTTGCACGACTTGCATGCGGCGCGCAGCGCCACGCCGCGCACGAACTCTCGCCACTGCCGGCGGATACGGTCCAGGAAGTTCAGGCGCCTGCCGTCCCACGTGCGACCGTCGGCGTGGTCGACCTCGAGCGCCTCGAGCGCCTGGAACTTGCCGCAGAGCGCGCAGCGCCGGTCGGGCGCGAGCAGCGACACCAGCGGAATTCGGTAGGCGAGGGCGAGTTCGGAGCGAGTCACCGTTTGTAGCCCTTGATCAGAATGGTCGCGAGCACAAGCGCGAGCGCGAATCCGATCATCGCGAACGCGTGGCCCTCCTCGGCCGCTCCGAGCATCAGCAGCAGGCAGCCCAGCCAAAGCGCAACCGCTCTCCCTTCGGTCACGGCAGGTCCACCCACCACCGCACGCAGTTGCGCACGATGTTCTCGCCGCGCGCCGCATGTAGGTCGTTGAGGTCCTTGATGTGGCCGCCGCCGTCGTCCTCGCAGAACAGCCAGCCGACGCGCTTCGGGCCGAGGATGGAGATCGCGCGCTTCGCCGCCGCGTTCACGTCCTCGTTCACCGAGGCGTCGCCGCGTCCGAGCCGGAGCGTGCCGTCCTTCTGCAGCTTCGCGGGATCGTTCTGCTCGACGATCACCATCCGCGCGCCAGGGAACGCGGCGAGCTTGGTGGCGACATGGCCGGCGACCAGCGACATCGAGCCCGCGTCCACCGCGGCAACCGCCTGGCCGTCGGGCCAGATCTGCAGGGCGGTGAGGTAGTCCAGGGCGCCCTCGCAGACCGCGACCACGCCGGCATCGCCGGGGTCGATGTGCTCGGGGTGGCCGTAGCACCCGACGAGCTGGCGGACGGAGCCCCGGTCGGCACCTCCCACGGTCACGCCGCCGAGCATGCCGACGATCTTCGGCTGCCCCTCGCGTGGTTCAAAGCGTCGGATCCGGACGTCCACCAGCCGTCCATCATCCACGGCGCGCACGGGAATCGCAAGACCGGGGATCGCGAACGTGTAGGAGAGCGACTTCATGTCCTCGGACTTCATGGCTTCTTGCGGCGTAACCGCCAGCGGGGTCTCGCGCAGCTCCTCGAGCTCGCGGACCTTGCGCGGATCCAGACCACGGACCTTGGCGAGGTAGATGTCAGATGGACAGTGCCGACCGGGATCCCCCCACGGAACCGTGTGGCCCACATGATCCCAGCGGCACAGGCGGTCCCACACCCACGCGGCGCGGCGCTTCGCGAGCGCGACGCGCTCAGCCAGCGGAGGGACCGGCGGCAGCGGAGCCCGTGGCACTGGTTTGCTGGCTGCTCCGCTGCCGCCGAAGCTGTCGTCGTCCTCGACGCCGGCGATCTCGGCCGCGATCGCGAGCACAGCTGGGAAGTCGTGCTGGAGGTCGAGCTTGTGACCGATCGCGATCAGTCGGAGCAGGTCGCCGCCGGTGTCACAGGCGTGACAATGGAACCGGCCCTCGCGCGAGATCCCGAAGGCGTCGGTCTCGTGGTCCGCGGCGGCGCAGCGCCGTGAGCGCATCCAGCGCCCCCTCCACTGCCCCGGAATGGCGAAGTGCGTGACGACGTCTTCGGCTCGGAGCGCGGCGACTACGGTGGCGCGGTCGAGCGTCACTTCGCGTTGCCCTCGACAGGACTGCGGGCTTTTGCTGCCTGCCGGAGGGCGTCGTCTCGCTGCGCGATCAGGTTCTCGCGAAGCTCCGTCTGAACCTGAGCATTCCGGCGAAGCTGGTCGCGAAGCATCTTGACGTCCTCGTGGTCGATGTACGCTGCGATGGCCCGATCGAAGGCTTCCAGATACGGAGCGGGATCGGAGCCACCACCTAGGCCGAAGGAGACGACATCCGCCCGCAGGACATTCAGTAGCCGGATGTCATCCTCGCGCTGCTGCTGGACTCGCTTGCTCATGCCCCGAACTCCGCTTGCGCGGCCGGCTGCGCGGCGCCGTTGGTCGGCGGGTGAAGGATGGCACGGATCTCGTCTATGACGAGCATCAGCGAGGGACCACCGTGGCCGTCTGCGAGCACGCGCGCCACGACGGCGTCGATCCGCTTCAGCTTCTGCGCCGGCGTCTCGACCGGGGCCTTGCCGCTGCCCTCGGCGAGCTTGTTCCGCACGGCGCGAGCGGTCGGCTTCTCTCCTGACTTCTCGATCTCGGCGAGCTTCGCGACCTGCTGCGCCTCGGGCAGCTTCGCGAGCTTCACGGCCGCGTCGAGCGACACGCCGGCGCCGACCTTGCGCTGGACCTTGGGGTGGAGCTGGAGGAGCGCGAGCAGCTGCCGGGCGCGAGCGAGAGGCAGACCGAGCCGCACCGCGGCCTGCTCCTCGCTCGCGCCCCCGTTGACCAGCCGCGCAACGTCCTTCGCCTGCTCGATCGGCTCGTCTTCTGGCCGACGGCGGTTCGCTGCGCGGCTGGCGCAGAACAGCTCGTCCGCAGTGCCCTGGCGGACCACGGCCGGGATGCGGAACTTCGCGTGCTTGTCGCCGGCGGAGCGGCGGTCCTGCTCCCACAATGGGCCGGCGATACGCGCCCAGCGGACTCGGGTGCGGCCATCCACGACCAGGATGCGACCACCGTCGCGGCGGAACACGATCGGCTCGATCACGCCGTGATAGCGCACGCTCGCGATGTTCGCCTCGTCCTGCTCGGCGGCGTTCTTGTTCGAGGCATGGTGGCAGAGCTCGTGCTCCTGCTCGTCGGTGTCGAACCCAACGATGGTCAGCTCGTGGGGCTCGAAGTACCACAGCGTGCCGCGAACGCCGTCGGCCTGCGAGCCGGGCTTCTTCTTGGGCTTCTTGCTCATGTTCTCCTCTTCGGCCTGTCGCCCCAGTGGTAGTCGACGAGCCGGATCGTTACTTCGCGATGAAACCGCCGCTTGACCGGATCGAAACCGAGCGTGGCGACATCCACACTGACGACGTTGCGCAGCGCGGAGGCTAGCGCGTGCGCGACAACGCGCATGACTTCGCGGCGCTCCTTCTTGCCGAGAACACCCGCGAGCGATCCGCGCTGTCGCCTGTCGATGGGTGGTGGCTTCTTGCTCATTCGGTCGCTCCGATCTGGTTGGCCTGCGCGATCGCCCCGGCCAGGAGCGCGTTGCACTGGCGCGCGTCACCCCGGGCGGCGGCCTGATGGTGAAGCGGAAGGATGGCGCTCAGGGACTCGAACCGCAGGGCCCACTGCTCGAGCGCGAGCCGCTGCGCGTCGTTCGCCGCCTTCCAGCGTGCGATGGCCGTCTCGTATGAGGCGCAAGCCTGCCTCAGCGCCTGGGCGGCGAGCGTCTGGTAGATCGCGATGACCGAGATCACGACCGTGCAGGTGATGCCCAGGATCATGGCTTGTCCTCGAACACGAGAGAGATCGGGGCCGGAGTCTCCGCATCGCCTCGGCAGGCGAGATACCAGTCCCGGCCCTGTTCGTCCTTGCGGATGAAGTACACAGCGAGCCAGTCCTCGCCATTGACCTTGATAGTGGTCGGAAGTCCGATCCGGCAGAGATCGATCATTCGCACACCTCGAACCTTCCAGCGCTGTTGCGCTTCGTGTAGCCCTTGGACTCGAGCGAGAGCAGGCCGGAGCGGACCGCGGTCGCGCTCGGCCAGCGGCGGGGCTTGCGCTGCCCCGGCTGAAAGAACGAGCCGCGGTTGCGCTTACAGACGCCGACGATGTCCAGGATCGTCGGCGGCTCGGTGCGGTGAGCATACCAGTGACGGAGCACAAGCAAGTACACCTGATCCATGCGCGACAGCGGCGGGCGCGACACCGCGGCGACCGGGGGAAGCGGCTTGCTCACGAGTGGCACGCCTTGCCGATATGGATGTGGTGGTCGACGTACGACACCGCCAGCTCGCCGCGCGAGCAACCCGGAAAGTCGGCCGTGACGCGGATCTTGAGCTGCAGACCGAGCCCAGCGACCGAGTCTCGCGCGATGTACAGGCAGTTGTCGAGGTTTGCCTTCGGCTCCGCCTTGATTGCCAGGACGCGCGCTCCGGTCTGCTCGCAGAGCGCGATCGCCTTCAGGATGCCGAACTGCGTGCGGCCGGTACGTCGACCACGTTCGACCGGGGTCCCGCGAAGCGCGGCGATCTTGCCGGCAGCGCTCGTCATGTGATCTGCCCATTCCTCCCAAGGCTTCAGGTTGAGCCTGATCCGGTAGCGCTCCACAAGTGTGTCAACGTCTTCCGACTGGCGGCGTGCCGTGGCGACCGGGGGAAGCGGCTTATCCACGAGGATGTCTCGCGCGGTACGAGGCCACGAAGTCGGCCAGCATGTCGAACTCCTCGTGCGACATCTCGACCTTTCCATAGTCGTCGTACGACGGGATCCATTCCACCCACGTCTCGCGTCTGAGCGCGGTCTCGTGCTCAAGCATGATCTCCTCGTCATCGACGTGAGCAGTCAGCCGCGCTGCTTTCGTTTCCCGAAGCACCTTGCTCTCCATGCTAAAAAAGTAGTACACAACCCGGATGCGGCCGTCAACTAGGTCGCGGGATGGAGACCTGAGATCGTGACCACGAACAACAACGAAACCAGCACAGAGACGGCGCTTTCCGTGCGCCAACAAAAATTGCTCGCCGTGCGCGACGAGATGGCGCCAGGCGAGCGGCCGGCGGCGATCGTGCCCCACACCTTCGCGGAGACCATCGTGATGTGCGAGGCGCTCGCGCGCGCCGACCTCGCGCCAAAGCACCTCCGCGGCAAGCCGACGGACATGGCGCTCGTCATCATGACCGGCGCCGAGGTCGGGCTGCCGCCGATGGCGTCGCTTCGACTCTATACGACTTGGGACGGCGTGCCGCGCCTGATGGCCGAGGGCGTACGCGCCGTCATCCTGCAGAGCCCGGCGATCGAGTACTTCGAGATGGCCACCTGCGACGACAACCACGCGACCTGGGTCGGAAAGCGCCGCGGGCGCCCCGAGAAGTCGGTCACGTGGACGCTCGAGCGGGCGAAGAAGGCCGGGCTCCTCGACAAGCCGGTGTGGAAGGCGTACCAGCAGGACCTGCTCAACGCCCGCGCCTCGATGCAGCTCGGCCGCATCCTGGCGCCGGACGTCGTGGCCGGCATGGTCTCGCTGGAGGAGGCGAGGGATGGAGACTTCATCGACGCGCAGGCCGTCGAGGTCAAGCCGACGTTTGTCGCGCCGCCGAGCCCGCCTCCGGGCGTGCCGGTTGGTGCTGCGCTCAACGCGCAGGCTGAGCAGATCGGACAACGCATCGCCACCGTCACGACAACCGGAATCCAGCCGAGCGAGAGGCCGAAGGCCGGGAGACCTCCGAAGGACAAGCCGGCGGAGCGCCCTACGAGCCCCCCGCCATCAAACGCTGGTGTGTCGGGTTCCGCGGCCGGACCGGCCTCTGGCTCCGAGACGCCATCTACCGCAAGCACGGGATCCAAGCTCGATGCGGCGATCCGGCAGGTCGAGGAGAAGATCGCGGCGGGAGTCCGCGGCGGTCCAACCGCGCCGGCCGATGAGCCGCCCCACGGGCCGAACGCCGATCGTTGGGGCCAGCCGATCGGCCCTACGTCCGCCGGCTCGGATTCCTCGGAGAGCAAGTCCTCCTCCGAATCGGCGCAGACCTCGACCTCCGAGACGGCGAGTGGTGCCGGTGGGCTTGCCGAGGACGCTCGCATCGGTGAGTCGATCGCCGAGTTCGGCGCCGAGGATCCCGCCGACAGCGCTCCGGCCGCTGACCCCGTGGCAGCGAAGCTCGAGGAGTACAAGGCGTTTCTCGCCGGCTGCAAGACCCAGCGCGAGATGCAGAGCGGGTTCCCGCAGTGGCGCGTGTGGACCGTCGACATGTCGAAGGCCGGCGACGCCAGGTTCCATAAGGACGGCGAGATGACCAAGCTGATCACGAAGCTGTGGGGCGAGCGCAAGGCGGAGCTGCCCGCGTGAGCGACCAGCAACCAGACCGGCGCGCTCTCGAGATCGATGCCAAGCTCGACGAGTTCCGTGCATTCCTCGCGAACTGCCGCTCTCGCCGCGAGATGTCAGCGGGGTATGCGAGGTGGCAGGGGTGGACTGTCAGCATGGCCTACGGCGGAGACAAGCGCTTCGCGAGGGACGGCGAGATCACGCAGCTGATCACGACGCTCTGGAAGAACCGCAAGGCCCAGTTGATGAGCGTCGACTCGCTGTTCAACGCGGAGTCCAACCTGCGCCGTGCAGCGATGAACTACACCATGGGGCCAACCCCAGAGACCGAGGAGGCGCTCCGCAAGGCGGCGGCCCGATTTGGAGCTGTGTCGGATTTCTTTGACGGACGGCGGGCCGATGACGTCGAGCCGACGCCAGGAAGCGAAGGCGCGCCGTGAGCCGGCAGGTTCTGTATGTCGCGGCGCCGCTGCGACCGACCGAGGAGGAGATCGCGGGGATCCCGATCTACAACATCGAGCGCGGTCGCGGCGAGTACGAGCTGGACGTCGCGATCCCGGTGACTCGCCCTGAGGCCGAGGCGCGTGCGCTCCGCGCCAACCTCGACCGCGCTATGCGCTGGCTCGCGTGGCTGCGCAAGAGCTTCCCGGAGACCACGTTCGTCGCACCGTGGATCGCGACCGTGATGTCGCTCGGCAACGACGACAGCCAGAAGCTGCGCGAGGCCGGGCTCATCGACGACTGCGCGGTGGTCGAGCGCTGCGACGGCATCGTGCTGTGCGGTGGGCGGATCTCGAGCGGGATGCGGAGGGAGATGGAGCACGGCGCGAAGGCTGCGCGCGGTCCAGGACGCGAGGTGTTCGCGGTCTACGACATGACCGGCGACCGGGCCTACATGCCGAGCGACGTGGAGCTGCGGACCGACCAGACATGGCCCGAGTGGGCGAAGGCGCTTCGCATATGAGGATCACCGGCTCGAAGGTCCACCGCGTCTGGAAGTGCCCCGCGAGCGCGGTCCTGCCCCAGTCGGGCACCTATCGCCCCGACCTCGAGCCGGCGCGCGGCAAGGGGCAGGCGATCCATGCCTTCCTGGAGGTGGTCAAGCGCGTCGGCCGCGCCGCGGCCCTCGCGGAGGCGCCAGCGGACCTGATCCCACTGCTCGAGGCGCTCGACCTCGAGAACCTGCCGACCGGGCTCGCCACCGAGGTCAGCTTCGCCTGGAACTGGCGGGACGGCACGGCGCGCGAGCTCGGCCGGAACCTGCCGCGCAGGCCGGACGGCGGGGTCGACTACGATACGGTGGGCGTCGACTGGCAGGCCGGACCCATCACGCAGGCGCTGATCGACTGGGAACGGGAGATCCCGTGCACGATCGACGTGGTGGGCATCGCCGCGCGGCGGCCGGATGGGCCGCAACCGTGGAACCCGGTGGACGTCAAGAAGCGCGGCTACGCCGGCGACTACAAGAGCGGACACACGAAGTACCCAGCGCCGGACATGTACGGCCAGACCCTCCTCGCGGCGCTGTGCGTCCAGCAGGTCTACGGCTGCGATGACGTCGTGGTGGAGCTGATCTTCATCCACGACAACGGCGGGCACCACAGCGTGCGCAGGACGGTCAACGAGTGGGACCTGTCGGCGTTCGCGGACCAGTTGCAGGAGGCGATGGAGGCGACCCAGCCTGTCGTAGTGGGGTCGGACGATGATGTAGACCGTGCTCTCGCCGCGCTGGACCCAGTCGAGGGCCCGTGGTGCGACTACTGCGACGCCTACAAGGACTGCCCCAAGAAGGTGGCTCTGGTGAAGTCGATCCCGCAAGAACTCGTCCAGCTCGGCATCAGGCCCGACCGGGAATCCGGCGAGCTGCAGCTCACGCCAGGCGCCCTCACGATCCGCAACGCTGGCATCGCCTGGGAGGCTATCGAGCGCATCGAGGCCGCGCTGGCGCGCGCCAAGGAGGAGATCTGCGGGATCGGGGCGTTCGAGGAGATCCCGCTGTCCGACGGGCGCGTCATCGGCCGGCTGATCACCGAGCGGCGCGGATTGAACGGCCGCATCGCCGCCGAGGTCCTCGAGAAGCGCTACGGCCGCGAGGAACGCGACCGGCGCATCGAGCTGTCGTGCACCCTCGCCGAGCTGCGCAAGGCCGTCGTGGCGAACATCCAGCAGGGTCAGAAGATCGAGACCAAGAGCGGAACCGGCGAGTTCGACAAACTCCTGGCCGAGGTCGAGCGGCTCGGCGGCATCGAGCTCAAGACCACGGACAGCGTGAAGCCGCACGTTCCGAAGAAGAAGCGGCTACTGGGCTAATCCGGCTCGATCCAGTGCTCGATATCGCTCACGGATCGATCGGCGTTGGCACGTTTCACGTGTGCCTCGGCGTCGCGCTTGGACATCGGTTCGCCGCGTCCCGTATGGCCGGTGATTTTGCTTCGCCAGTGCACCCTGTACATCACGGCAGCCTCTCGATGTACGCCTGTCCATCCGGCGCGATCTCGATGTCCACGACGATAGTGTCGTCGGGCTCGCGAGCTGTCGCAGGCATGTGCAGCGGCGGCGCGTAGCCGACGAGCGTCTTCGGCTCGTCGGGGAACGCGTTGGTGCGGTGCGTGGGCTTCATTGGCTGTCCTTTCCGATTTGACACTACTCGGTCTCCGTCCACCAGCCTTCGGCATGCTGGAACCCGTCGCCGACGTGCCACGCGTACAGTGGCTCGCCTTTCTTGCGCTGTGCTCCGCGCTCGCTGCACTCCACGACGTAGTAGAGGCGCCCAGGCTCGCGACGGGCAACCGACTTGGCGAACGAGTCTAGGGTCGCATCGCAAAGAGGGCGGATGCCTGTGATCTTGGTGAGGTTCTTGGCGCCGACCACCGCGAGAGCAACCATCGTGTTCGTACTCATAGACATGTATCCTCTCCTTTTCGATTTGACACTAGTAAACTAGCACGACATTTGACCAGCGGTCAACGCGTTACACGCGGGGCGCTCGTGGCGGGCGCCTCCTGCGTGATCTGCATGTACTGCTTGCCGTTGCGGGTCAGGGTGAAGTGCCCCGCTCCGAGGAGCTCGATCTTGCCCCACGTGAGGTCATGCGCGCCGAGCTCGACCGTAGGGCCCGGTCGGCCGAGGTGCACGATCAGGTGCTCTGCGTGGAGTGGCTTCTGTAGGTGCAGGTCCTCGTCGCTGTGGATCACGGTCTCCCTGGAGGTGGTCACGGCCGCCTCCGGATCGTGCAGTCGAGCTGGTAGATGGCGGTCGCGATCATGGCGCCGCACGTCAGGATGGACATCGCCACGAGCGACCCTGCGGTGCGTTCCGGCACCGGCACGAACTGCGCGATCAGCGCCTTGGCCGCGCGCCACGGTGTGCCGATGTCGACCTCAAAGGGTTCGGTATCGCGACTCATGACACCCCCTGACTGGGCGGAACGGGATCGACCGCGTTCTTCGCGACGAGGGCCGCGATTCGTCTGAACGTGTCGCGGTCGAGTTGTATGCCCTGCTCGGTATCCCTGACCCATTCTCCGTTCGACAGGAAGTAGGCCACGATTGAGATGTCTGCTGAGAGGTCGACCACGATGGCGGTACCCGTGTCGAGATATAGCTCGACGACCTCTCCCTTGATTCCTGGTAGCTGTGACATGCTGTACTCCTTGTGGTTGCTGTCCCAGCAGAGCACCACTTTCCTCCAGCGTGGTGCGCCAGCGGGGCCGCAGCCCGCGAGTCATAGAACGCGCCTTGGGCAGGTCGCATCGTGGTCGGCGCGGCGCTGGTCCATCTTCTCGACGGTTCCCTCGCCGGCCGCCTGCGGGACCCACTCGCTCTGGTAGCCGCACAGACAAACGATCCGCCAGATCCACGGAGTGAGAACGTCGCCGATGTATCCGTACCGCTTGTACTCGTACTGACTCATGGGTCCCTTTCGATTTGACTTGGCGCGACAGGCTACACGCCGTAGCGACCTTCGAGACCCCACGTGTTGCCGCCCCTGTCGCCGGGAACCACGAGCTTGACGGTGAACCCGCGGGGGTCTCCGCTGAACTCGACGGTGATTGCGCCGATGGGCAAGCGCGGCAGATTCGCCACCAGCCTGCGGATGCGGTCCTCGATGCGCTTCTCCTGCAGCAGCTCCCCAGCGCTCGCCGAGCGGTTGCACTGGATCTCCTGCAGCCGGTGGTGGGTCGTGGCGTGGCGCGCGACGAGCGAGCAGATCTCGAGCGTGCGCTGCGTGGTGCCCACGAACTTCGCGATGAGCCTATTCAGCTCGTGGCCGCGGTGGGTGATCTGGCAATTGGTGACAGGCATGGCATTCTCCTCGGTGTGTGGGTTGTGAGTCGTGGTGTCCGGCCAACGCTCGGCGAGAGCGCTCGACGGGCACAGCGGCCCTGGCGTCACGGCTTGTAGATCAGGTCTTGGGGCATTACGATCTCGGCGATGCGGCGCGCGGCAAGGGAGATGCGAAGTAGTGCAAAGTCAACCTTGCCGGGATTTAGCTCGGCAAGCTCTGCCATCTGTGCCAGCTCCTGGCCCTCCGATGCGAGGGTGCGTAGTTGCTCAGGCGTCCATGACATGGCTACTCCAGCTCCCCCGCGCAGCGGTCCAGCGCGGTGTTGTCGTCGTCGTGCTCCGTGTCGAGGCACTCGAGGAACGCCAGGCGCTTCGCGCGGCTCGCGTGCATCAGAGACCGGTCGGCCGCTTCGACCGAGGTCTCGTGCTTGCGCGCGGCCTGCTCGCGGGAAGCCTCCGCACAGTGGACGATGGGAAACAGCACCACGAAGGCGATCGCCGTGGACGTGGCGAAGATGACCCACAGTGGGAGCGGGCGCATGGCTACGCGGCCTCCGCGAGTTGATCGGCGACGCCCTGCACGAGGTCCCTGGCCATGTCGTCGAGCGCGTCATCGTCATCGTTGGGGTTGAGCGTCACAGCCTCGCAGGCTGCGCCATGGACGGTATCGAACTGCACGTCTCCGGTCGCGAACCACAGCTCGCCGTCCTCGTTCGCGACCAGCCGGACATCGAGGCCGTCTGCGCCCTCGGGGACTTCGGTGGATACCGACATCGCGTCCAGCGTGTGGGGCGAGACGCGGCTGTAGCGGGCGGCGCCGCGCTGAAGGTTCCCGCGGAGACCCTGCAGGGTGGACTTCGTAGTGCGGGTGCACTTGGCGATGCTGTCGGGATCGGTGTGGTCGAGGCGCATGGCGGGTGTTCCTTTCGTGGTTCAAGTTGGCGGTCGTGGCGTCTAGCAGACGCACCGGCGAGCGGTGCAGCCGATGGGCGCCAGGCCCGGCGACTACAGGACGTCAATCTTCGTGTTGGCACCCTCGATGAGGGTCATCTCGCCGCAGGCGTGAGACGCCTCGGTCAGGCGATCCAGCGCTGCATCCGCCGCGGCACCGCGAGACTTGCGATCCCAGAAGCCCGCGCCGTGGCGGTTGCGGGTGAGCCAGAAGTCATGGCCGCACTGGCTCATGTCGAGCGTCGAGGCGCGGAGGTCCGCCACGTTGTCGGCGTAGAAGCTATGTGCATCGTCGGTCAACTGCTTACGAGCGTCGTCGGCGAGCTGCGACTCGTCGGCGGTGTCGCCATCGCTGGTCATGTCCGGCTCGCACTCGCAGTCGTCCTCGCTGTACACGTCGCCGTTCTCGCTCGGCTCGTGGCACGGACAGTCGTCGTCGTGCTTGTACCTCATGACGCCACACCACATGGCGCACTCGAAGTAGGCCGTGGTAAACTGGTCGCGTTCCGTGGTCGACAGCCTGGGACCACGCTTCGGCCAATCCGCGAACTGGCTCGCGGTCTGCTCGTCGGGGTGCTGGTCGAAGTTGTCGAATCCCTCATGGCCGCCGATGTCCTCGAACGCGCTGGCAAGCGCGGTTGGGTCGTCGCTGCACAGGTCGGACACCAGCTCGGCGACGGTGCGACCACACGAATTCGCCACTGCGCCGAGGTGGTCCGCGTACCACGGCTTGTACGAGTACAGGGGATACGGCAACGTGGCCTCGCGTGACGGGTTCTGTTCGCACAGGAACGTCGATCCGTCGTCGCGCGTCGCCTGCCAGCACCGCTCGAGCGGGAAGCGGTAGATCACCGCGGCCGTCGCCTCGATGTCGTCCTCGTCCACGTCGTCCAGCGTCTGGGCGATGCACAGCTCCGGCGGATAGACGCCGGTCGCGTCGCGATATAGCGCGCTGTAGTCGGTGGCGTAGACGAGCTCCCACTGGGGTTGATTGGTGGCGGTCGCGGCGTTCGACATGGTGGGTCTCCGTTCTGACTTGTCGTCGGTTGCAGGTGGATTTGATTGGCGAGGCAGGGTCGTTACGCGAGCGTGCAGTGCTCGGGGGTGATGCAGGTGAGCCACAGCCAGTCCATGAGCTCGTGGAGCGGCATCGAGCGCCATCGGTCAGGCAGGTAGCCCTCGAGAACCTCAGCCGAGCAGGACAGCCACGCGTTGTCCCAACGGATAGCCAGGTAGGCGAGCAGCCGGCGCAGATCGGCGCGCCAGGACTCGAGGTAGCGGCGGCGCTCCATCGCCGCGAAGTCGGCGCGGCAGGCCTCGACGAAGCTCGCCATGAACAGGTCGGAAGCGGAAGGTCTGGGCATGGCTACTTGACCTCCTGCTCGCCGAGGATGGCGTAGCGGTTGAACGAGCCCTGCCGGCGGTCGCCGCAGCACGCGCAGGTCGTGGTCATGATCACGTCGCTGCCCTCGAAGCCATTGTCGTCCGGTACCAGGTGGCCGAGCGCGTTGAGCCGGATCAGGCCGTCCTCGGTAGCCTTGGCTTGACGCTGGTCGATGATGGTCACGTCGGCGCCGCTGGCTGCCAGGTGGCAGTCCTCGCAGAGCCAGAGGTCGTCGTGGGTCACGGTCGCCATGGTGTTCCTCCTCGGTGTGGGCTGGGGGCTCGGTACGTCTGTCGGCCGCCGCTCGCGGAGCGGCGACCTGCAGGCGGGGCGAGCTACTTGTAGGCGACGATGACCACGTTCCAGGTGTGCTCGTCGGGCTCCTCGATGCGGATCCGACCCCCGACCGGAACGAGTGCCGGAGCCGTTCCGCGCGCTGCGAGGTATGCCAAGCATGCCGCCATGACCTCGTCCTCCTCGAGGATGACGGCATTGCGGCCGTCGCGCTGCACGAACGTGGGCATGGCTACTTGCCTCCCTTGCTCGCGACCGGGGCGTCCGGCTTGGGGAAGCACGTGTCGGCGAACTCGGTCCCGAGCGCGTCGTCCGTGCAGTCGCAGCCGTTCGTGGTGTCAGTGCACTGCTCGACGCAGGCATCGGTGATGGCCTGCTCGCACGCCTCGATGGCGTCGTGGATGCGCGACATCGCGCGGCACAGGCGCTGCGCCACGGGGACCGTGAGGCCATCGGTCGGCCCGGTGCGCTCGTGCACGCAGTCGCGGACCCACTGCTGGGCGGCGATCTTGGCCGGCGAGGGAGCCCGGCGAGCAGCGTGGTGCTTGCGCGGCGCGGCGACCGCGACGGTGGAAGCGAGAGCGAGCGAGGCGAGGATGGCGGTGAGCTTGTGCATGGCGAGGTCTCCTGGTTGGCGGTTGGGCCGGGGAGGACTACAGCTCGATGCCGAGCTGGGTGCTTCGCTCGATGGAGTGCAGGACGTGCGACAGCGGCTGGCGGTAACCGCAGAGGTCCTTGCCCCACTGCGGAAGGATGGCCTGGAACGGGTCTGCCAACTGAATGCGAGTGGCGTGCTGCATGTCGGCGAGTTGCTTGGCGGTGAACGTGCGGGGCATGGTGTTCCTCCTCTTGTGGGTTGGTCGTGGCGTCCATCGGCCCCGCAGCGAGCGGAGCCTGTGGGCACAGCGACCCGGTCAGCGCATGCCGGGGTTGGCGGCGCGGATGTGGGCCGCGGAGACCTCGTACGGGGTGCCCTTCAGGGCGATGGCCTTCAGCTCGGACTCCGGCAGCTCGGGGTTGGCCAGCCACGCGAGCGACACGCCCCAGGCGATGTCGTCGCGGTAGGAGGCGCCGGCGTAGTTCACCAGCTCGGTCCGGCCAGCGGCTCGCATCGCGTCCACGATGGACTCGAGCACCGGGTGGGACACGTAGGAGGGGCGCTGGTTGCCGAGACCGTCGACCATGTGACGGGCCGTGGCGAGGAGGTCGGCGGACTCGGAGACGGTGAGGTTCGCGGTGGTCATGGTGTGTTCTCCTATCGGTAGTTTGAGGGTATTAGAACTGGGCAGTAGTCAGGGAGGAGGCGAGGACCAGCTGGGCAACCAGGTCGGGGCGCTCGGCGAGCTCGGCACAGGTGGGGCGGCGCAGGCGGACGGTGTCCTTGCGGCTGCGCTGGTAGCGGCTTTCGGTGGCGTCGGTCGTCGGCGTCATGGTCTTAGCCCTCCTGCCAGCGGCGGGCTTCGGTGCCTGGGTTCGGCGCCTGGAAGGGGTCACACCAGCGGATAGCGGCTCGCATGTCGAAGCCCGACATGCGGTGCTTCGAGGTTCCGCTGCGGTCGGTCGCGCTGTAGGTGGGCTCGGTCTTGCTCATGGTTTGACTCGCGTTCGGGTGTTGGCGGTTTGGTGGGCGACCGGGGTCCGTTAGGCGACGCACAGGAAGTGGAAGCTCGCAGCGGGGTACTCCGTCGGCCGGTACTCGGACCGCGCCAGGAGGGCGGCGTCCGCGGACTGCACCAGGTCGCAGCGCCGCAGCTCGATGAGGCCGTGCGCGTTGAGCTCGTCCAGGGCCCTGACCCACTCCGGGTCGGTGAGGTCCATGCCCGGGATGGAGCCGAGGTAGACCTTGCACGAGCCGTGGAACCGGACACCGTACTCGGCGGCGTCGTGCATCAGGTCGGCTGCGTAGCGGGCGAGGGCGATGGGTGCGGACATGGGATTGACTCCGGCTCGGTAGGATGGGATTTGGCTTGCCGTTAGGGTGCGTTAGGCGCTGCGCGTGACCGGCTTGCCGTACTCGAGGACTACGCTGCAGCCGGCGCCGTGGGCCCGGAACGCTGCGTAGTGGGCGGCGTCCGTTGCGCTGTCCCCGTCCGCCAAGCTGGCGGCGTCCGGCGCGAACCACGCGGTGCGGCCGGATGGGATGCGGACGAGGTACTGCTTGACGGGCTGCGACATGGGATTGGGCTCCTTGCGAGCCGGACCTTCCGACTCACGGGAATTTCCATCTGCGAACCGCGTGCCAGTCGAGATTCCGAGGACTTGCGGCCCGAACGGCCCGGGAGTGGCCTCGAAAGCGTGGCGCTTCGGATACACCCCCTGTATCTCGAACGCCACAGGTCGGCCAGGCCTGCGAATTCACCCCGGAATTCGACAGACCCGACCGAGGAATTCGGCCGATCGAGGTCGGAAATCTGATCCGCGCGCGATCGGCCTAACTGGGTGCCAACTACGGCGCTAACTGCGGTTAGCTACCAATTGCAGACCATTCGGTAACTAATTGAAGTCCAATAGGACCAGGCCGCAGTACCAATTGGGCCAGGCCACAGTACCAATTGGGCCGCAATACGGTTCATACCACAGTAGGTACTGCGTTTAATACTGGGGCCCACCCTAGGACAGCTGGGCCTACCCTTCAGAAAAAATGGCGTTCACCACTACTATGGCAAACTTACCACGCGACATTCTTGTCATATAGTCACATATGGCAACGTATGGTCATTTGACGCGCTGAGACATTACTTGTCATGTGGATCGCCCCGGTCGGACGTGGTTGCGTTCGACAATCTTACTATTACAAGGGCTTTCTACTGTTCTACTTTTTTCTCCCTCTCATCATCTCCCAGACTCCTTTAGGAGTCGTCTGGGAGGATGAGGTTATAAGCCATGCAGTAGTCACCACGGAACGGTAAATACTGTAGAGCATGTAAAGAAAAAGGTTCCCGCGGTCAGTACAGTTACAGTATTCACTTCACATATGGTTGACATTGTAGAAATTCTCTACAGTGAAGGGAGATTGACATCACCGATTGTCTTCACATAGGGTCAACTCATGGAATCGACCAGGAAGAGGACCGACTTCGGAGAGATGCTGCGCACGATGAGACTGAACAAATCCCTTACGCAACGGGAGGTTGGCGAGAAGTCCGACATATCTCCCTCGACAGTCGGCAACGCCGAGAGCGCCCCGTATCGGGTGATGGGCAAGGACGCGGTCCACCGCATCGCGAATCTGTTCGAGCTGAACGATTCGGATCGGACGCGGTTTCTCGACGCCTGGTCGCGCACCCCGCTCTCCGAGTACAGCCAGCGGCAGCGCAAGACCTGGGAGAAGCGCAATGCCCTTCGCTCGAAGGCCAAGAACCACGACAAGCTCAAGCTCAACCTCATCGAGGTCATGGGCTGCCGCCTGATGGACATCCCCGACGAACTGCTCTGCGAGTGCAGCTTCGGCGAGCCGCTGTGCATCACCTGCGCCGCGCTGGACGCGCTCGGCCTTCCGCCCTACACGCCGTCCGACCGGGAGAAGCTGTTCGACCAGCTCCACCGCGAGAAAAGCAAGCTGGTTCCGGCGCCGCCCGAGCGCCCGTGACACAAAACGGCTTGCACACTCACCGGACGTTCTGGTATGAATTCGGAGGATGGCCATCTCGCCCGACCTGACGAACGACGAACTGCAGGGGCTCGAAATCACCGACACCTGCGGGTGTTCGATCTGCCGGCTCGGCCGCGCGGTCGCGCGGCGCCGCGCCGAGCTGCCGGTCATCGCCAGCATCATCGAGCAGGCCGCCCATGCCGGCGGGCTCTCGAAGGAAGGCTACGCCGCGCTGACCGCGGCGATCGCCCGATCGGACGGCGAGGGATGAGCGAGCCGGCGATCATCACCCGGTCCTCGCGGGATCGCATCGCCTTCGGCGAGGAGGCGGCTCGGTGGTTCAACCAGCATCCTGGCTGCGCAACATACACCCGCGCCGGCGTGGAGCATGGCGAGTTGTTCGCCGTTCGGTGGGCGGGTCCCGCCGGCGGATCGGTAGTCTCGGTTCTGGTGTTCGAGCTGCCCTACGACGCCGTCATCGTCGGAGATCTCGACTCGGCCCCGCAGGTGTCGAAGTGATCCTCGCCATCGACCCCGGCAACGAGTACAGCGCGGCTGTCGTGCTCAACGACGCCGGCGCGCCCGTCGAGTTCTGGAAGGAAGCCAACGAGGAGGTCCTGCGCCGCGTGACCGCGATCGGTCGGCACTTCTTCCCGGATCACCTCGCGATCGAGATGATCGCCTCCTACGGGATGCCGGTCGGGGCCGAGGTGTTCGAGACCTGCGTATGGATCGGCCGCTTCATCCAGGCGTGGGATGGCCCATACACGAAGGTCTACCGGCGCGACGTAAAGATGTTCCTTTGTGGGAACATCTCGGCGAAGGACGGCAACATCCGCCAGTCGCTGATCGACCGATTCGGCGGCAAGGAGCGCGCGATCGGCAGGAAGAAGACGCCCGGCCCGCTTCACGGGTTCCACGACGACCTGTGGGCCGCACTCGCGGTCGGGGTGACCTGGCGCGAGGTCCACGCCAAGAGGGCCGCATGAAACTCACCGATCGCCTCGCGGACCGCCTGATGGATGCGCTGCCGCGTCGGCCGTCCGGCGTCATCGCGCTCCACTTCGTCGTTACCGGCGTTGTGTTCTGTGCGATCGGGCGCCTGATCGGCTGGAAGCTCTTCCAGGCCGTGCTCGCGGCCGGCTGCTTTGCGGCCTGGAAGGCGCTCCACCGCCGGATCCGCGGATGGTGGTCCGCGTGAGCAACCCCAGGCTTCCGGTCGCCCTCCGGCGAGCTCGCAAGCGCAAGGACCGCGAGCAGCTCCTCGTCTCCGTGACGACGAATCTGCCGCCGGAGGAGGTCGCTGCGCTCGACGCCTTGGCCGGCGCCGCGGGCGAATCCCGCAGCGAGTACGTCCGGCGCGCGGTCCTCGCGCGTATGAACGCCACCTCCGCGCGCGGTCTCGAGGACATCATGCGCGAGGACTTCGGCCCGACATGACCAGGTACCCGACGCCGGCGCACCTGAAGCGTCACCGCGACGACATGCGCAAGCTGCGCGAGCGCCGCGACCGGAAGAAGACGTGCCAGCGCTGCGACGCGCCGGTCGTCGAGTTCACCGAGGGCAAGCGCGCCGGCGAGCTGTCCAAGCTCTGCCAGGTCCACCTGGACGCCGACCGGGAGCGAAAGCAGAACGCGCGCACCACGAAACGAGGAACAGCATGAGCGAGCAGTGCCACGTCTGCGGCCCGATCAGGCACGAGGCCCCCACGGTGATCTGCGCGCCGTGCGCGATCCAGCAGGTGCGCAGCGACGAGGCTCGCCGGCGGCTGGAGTCGCTCATCCCGCTCGCCGATGCACTGCGTGCCATAGATGCCGTGAACGAAAAGGTGTTCCGACCGTTCATCTACAACCCATTGGCTCCTCGATGACCCGTAAACGCAACAGCGCCCGCGTCGACCTCGGCCCCGCGAACTCGATCACCGTTACCGGCCCGCCGCCGCCCGAAGGCGGCACGCTGACCGTGGTCGCCCAGGGGCGCGCGGTCGAGCTGGAGGTCGCCGCAGACGAGACCAACACCCAGGTCGCCCAGCGGCTCGCCGACGCGCTGAACGCCAGCGGGATGCGCGCAGTCGTTCCTGTGAACTGTTGCCAGCGCTGCGGCGGTTTGATGCTGACCTCCAGCGCCGGCGATCGGTGCGCGGCGGGGTGCCCATGATCCCGGTCTACGTCCCTTGCGCGGTCTGCTCGGGAAACTGTCACGTGTTCGAGTGCTTCGGTGTAGTTCGTCGGGACTTCTCCGTTGCAATGTCCGGCGCCGGCTGGTCGTCTCGTCGCTGCCGCGCATGCGACGGGCTCGGCCGCCAGTGGGCACCCGGCGCGCCGGCGTACGGCTGCACGATCACCCTGGCCGACCGGGTTCCGGGTGAGATCGTGACGCTCGGAACCGGGCAGCGTGCCAAGATCTTGTGGCACCAGCCGCGCAAGACCAAGAAGGTCACCCCCGAGACGACGTTCCTCGGCTTCATCGCCGAGTTCACGGATGAGGAGAGCCTCGATCCTGTTCCCTATCCGTCCTGCATCGGCGTGCTCTCCGTCGACTTCACCCGCGTAACAATCGACCACGGCGCGCACGACGGCGAGCGCGCGCAGGACCTGAGCGATCCCGTCCAGCGCCACGCCGCCGGCATGCTGATCTGAGGAACACCAATGAGTCAGTACGTGAAGAAGCTCGGCGCTCCGCACCCGGCCACCATCGAGATCAAGCTCACCGAGGAGCAGGTCATCGAGCGACGCGAACGCGCGTGCGCGCTACGCGATCAGTTGGCCGCGCTTGCCGAGGAAAAGAAGCTCGCCGTGTCCGGGTTCAACCAGCGTAAGAAGGCGCTCGATCTCGAGGAGGCAACGCTTCGCCAGCAGGCTGTTGCCAAGAAGGAGGTCGCTGCGGTCGTGGTCCAGAACTACCTGACCGCCGCGAACGAGGTCGTCGCCGTCCGGATCGACAACGGCGACACGATCGCCCGCCGGACCGCGACCAGCGAGGAGCTTCAGGAAGACATGTTCGGCGGCGAGGACGAAGACGAGCCCAGCGGGAAACCATCGTAGGGAGGAACCATGCCGAGGCAGACCTGTCGAGATTGCAACCGCACCGTCGTCCTCGCGGAGGTCGGCGGCGAGCGGCGCGCGTACGAGCCCGAGGTCCTGCAGGTCACGCCGGCGACGCTCACGGGCGAGGGCGGCGTCCGTATGGGCGACACGGTTCTGCCGGCCCGGCGCCTCCACGCGCCGCTGTGCGCGGGGTACGTCGAGCAGGGCCGCAAGGAGCGCATCGCGCGCGAGCAGCGCGCGTTCAACCGCAAGCACAGGAGCCACGGGCTATGATGTCCGCACTGATCAGCTTTGTCCGAGAGCTGGCCATCGAGCTGAACCGCGGCGCCGATGCGCTCGAGGCGGAGTCCGAGGGCCTCAAGACCACGGATGCGGTCGAGGTCGAGGTCATTCGGATCGCGATGGCGTCGGCTGCCACGATGCGCCACGTCGGCAAGGCGATCGAGCGCGCCGCGAAGAAAGCGCTCTGCACGTGAAGCTCCGAATCGCTCGAAAAATGGATCAGCGTCCGCCGCATAGCTATCCCAACAAGCGGCGCGACAGGCGTACATGGTGGAAGATCTACACCTGCGATCAGCTTCTGCATGCCGAGCGTCGCCTGCGTCGGTCGTGGCTCACAGCGTGCCCGGTAGACGCTAACGGTCGGCGCTGCGTCACTCCAGATTTCTTCGCGATGAATCGAGTCGCGTCGAGGCGGGTCAGGCGTGGGGCGATCCTGCGGCACAGGAGTGAGCGATGAGCGCCCTGCCGAAGCCGCCCGCCGACCACGTCCACGCGATCCAGTACCGCATGGACCAGCTGTTCAAGCTGTGGCGGACCACGTCGTTCCTCGGTACGGCCGACATCGTCCGGCTGAACGAGACGATCGCGAAGCTGTCCGAGTCGGACCTCCGGCGCGTCGCCGCGTTCGCCGAGGGCCTTGCAGAGTGGTCGGATCCCGCGCCAGGATCGTCGGATGGGTCGAAAGCCAACAGGTAGACCGCGCGGCAGGCCGCCGAAGGCTCCGCTCGACGCCGAGGGGTTCGGGTTCACCCCGCCCGACCGGGGTCCGCCTGCGCCGGCGGCGCCAACGGAGTCGACCCCGCAGGAGATCCTCGACCTCGGCATGCCGCCCGAGGACGCCGCCGGGATCCAGAAGTACAACTACCGGATGCTCTCGACGCTCGCCGCGCTCGCGCTGCGCAACGAGTCCGTGCCGTTCGACCAGCGCATGCGGCGGTTCATTCAGGCGACCACGGCCGCCGCCCGGCACTTCCCGACCGCCGTGCAGTACGAACTCGTGCAGAAGATCGAGGCCGACGCGGCGGCGATCGCCGGCCGCAAGAAGGCCAAGGCGGCGGCGCGGCTCGAGACCACGGGCGCCGCGGGGTCCGCGAAGGTGATCCCGATCCGGCCACCCGATGCCGAAGTCAGCTGACGTCCAGGCGCTCGAGCGCCGGATGCGCACCGGCGACGACGGGGCCAACCTCGTCGAGATTCGGCTGGACATCGAGTTCCACGGTCGCAAGATGCTCTCGTGCGGCGGGCTGTGGAATCGCCGGCAGGGCGCGTGGGAGGGCGATGTCGACGCGTGCAAGAGCGCGGTGATCTGCCGGATCCACGCCGGACAGGTCGACGCGACCGAGTGGTTCTCGAAGTGGCTTGCGGTCCACGCCGGACGCCGCGACTTCCCGCCCCAGGGCGCCTTCGACGAGGACGCGTTCGAGCTCGACACCGAGCCGAGCCGGGTCTACTCGGCGCTGCTGGCCGGCGGACGCCGCGCGGGTAAGACCTACTGGGCCTCGATCGCGGTCGTTGCGTATGCGGTCCAGTTCCCGGGCGCGATCATCTGGTGCGTGTCGCCGTCCCGCGGGCGCGACGACACCAAGCCCGACGAGATCCGCCGCAACATCGTCGATTTCGTGGCGCCGGAATGGATCCGTCGGCAGACCCACGCCACCGGCTGGGAGCTCATCAACGGCTCCCAGATCATGCTCAAGAGCGGCCACGCCGGCCACGACCCCGACGCGATCAAGGAGGGCGAGGCGCACCTCGTCTGGCTCAACGAGGCCCAGAAGATGGCGAAGCGCGTCTACATCGTCGCGCGCGGCGCCATCAACGACAAGTCCGGGCTCGTGCTCTGCTGCGCGAACCCCCCGGTCGAGGCCAAGGACCAGCAGTGGGTGAGCGACTTCGCGGCCGAGGTCGACGCCGGTAAGCGCGCCGCGGTGCATCTGCCATTCAACCCGCTGCACAACCCGAAAGTCGACCGGCGCGGCCTGCTCGCGATGAAGCACGAGCTCGACGATCGGACCTTCGACATCGAGGTCCTCGGCATGTTCATGCCGGCGATCGACAGCGTGGCCTACAACTGGCTGCGCAAGGAGAATGAGCGCGCCCGGCCGCGCCCGACGCGACCCGCCGGCGGCCAGCAGCGCGAGTGCCCGCGGACCGGGCTCGTGGACGTCACCGAGGAGTTCCTCGAGCGCGAGGAGGAGGGAGAGAGCATCTCGCACCTGTTCGGACTCGATGTGCAGCGCGTGCCCTATATCGGAGGACCCGCCTACAAGTTCTTCGCCCGACCGGACCAGGTGCCCGACCGGGAAAACGTGCTCGCCTGGATCGTCGGCGAGGAGGTACTTGACGGAGGCGACGAGGAACAGTGGTGCTTCCAGCTCACCGAGTCAGGCTACAAGCCGGCGCACACGCTGATCGTCTGCGACGCGTCGGGCGCATGGCAGCACAGCCGCCGCCGGCAGGCCGACAGCCCGCCGCCGGAATGGTCGGGCAAGGGATCGTTCGACATCATCCGCGGCGCCGGGTGGCGCCGGATCGTGCCGCCGAGCCGTCGCAGCGAGCGCAAGAACCCGGAGATCACGGACCGCGTGCGCGCGTTCACCTCGATGATCGCGACGAAGATGGGCGTCCGACGGCTGTTCGCAGATCCCGAGCTGGCGCCGAAGAGCTGCAAGGCGATCCGCGAATGGAAGACGGTCAACGGCAGGCCGTCGCGGATCCAGGATGTCGCACACCTGGGCGACGGCATCTCGTATCCGCTCATTCGCCTCTTCCCAAGAATCCTCCGTTCTGGCAACACGGGTCCTGGAGACCCCGTGGCGCAGCGCGTAGACAGGCCGGCAGAACGACCCGAAGACTTCTTCGGGGCGCCGCCCGCCGCGCGCGGCAAGCACCGGCGTAACTACGGGCTGTGAGCGCAGAGACGCTGCGCATCATCGCGCCGCACTTCGTGGCCGGCGTTGTCGTCGGTGGGCGTGCGGCGCCGATCCTGTCGTACATGCAGGGCTGGGATCGGGCGCGGATCCTGGGCTACTGCAGGTCGAAGCGCTGGGCCGCCGAGGTCGTCCGATGAGCCTCGCGCTCGCGGCCCGCTCGAAGATTCGCCGGCCGACGGTCGAGACCGGCCTGCTCGACAGCAGCGGCCAGCCGATCGTTCGGCGCGCCCCGGTCGCCGAGATGGCGACCCACGCCGAGACGTGGAGCACGCACCCGGCCTTCGACCTCACGCTCGAGGGCCTGCTCTCGTTCTACCGCCAGGCCGAGCGCGGCGTGCCGCTGCGCCAGGTCGACATGTTCGAGGACACGATCGAGCGCGATCCGGACCTGCGCTCCAAGATCAACGACCGCATCGAAAGCGTGGCCGGCTGCGACTGGATCGTGACCGCCGGATCCGACAACAAGCAGAGCAAGATCGCCGCGGATGGCCTCAACGAATCGCTGCAGAACAACATCAAGTTTCGCGCATACCTCCAGCACCAGCTGACCGCGATCCCGCTCGGCCACGCGGCCACGAACATGTGCTGGGATCTCGAGGACGGCCTGGTCGTCCCGTGCGACTTCGTGAACCCGGCCGCGCGCCGCTTCGGGTCGCCCTCGGTCGAGCAGTGCAACGAGCTCTGGCTCTGCGATCCGGACCGCGCCAGCATGATCGCGCTCGAGCCGGGGCTGTGGTCGGTCTCGACCTACCGCAACATCCTCGGACGCAACCCGTACGCCGCGGGCCTCATGCGCTCGGCGGCGATCTGGTCGATGTTCAAGCGCTGGTCGGTCCGCAGTTGGCAGGTGTTCGCCGACATGTTCGGCATCCCGCTCGCGGTCGGCTACTACGAGGAAGGCGCGAGCGCGAAGTCCAAGCAGGTGCTGGAGGACGCGGTCCGCTCGATCGGTCAGGACGGCTTCGCGATCCTCTCGGCGCTGACCGAGATCGTGATCAAGGAGACCGCGCGCGGCGGAGACAGCTCGACGGTCTACCCGCAGATCATCAAGCTCTGCGAGGAGCAGATCGCCAAGTTGTTCACCGGCGGCACGCTGAACACGGACGTCGCCGGCGTCGGCTCGTACAACGCGGCCTCGGTCCACGAGAGCCGGTCGTACACGATGAAGTGCTACGACGCCGCGATGCTGCAGGAGACCTTCACAGCCTCGATCGGGCAGGCGTACAAGGTCTGGAACGGCTACGATCGCGCGGCGCCGCCGCGGCTCAAGATCAAGATCCGCCGCGATGCCCTGCAGTGGGCGCAGACCCTCGAGATCATCGGCCAGGTCGTCGAGCTCGACCCCGGCCAGCTCCAGGAGGACTTCAACCTCCGCGTGCCGGTGCCCGGCACGGGTGTGAAGTTCCAGCCGACGCCGGCGCCGAAGCCGGGCGATCCCGCGAAAGCGAAGGCCAAGTGATCGCGTCATTGATCGCAGCCACCTGCGTGACGTTACTCTGGGCGTATGTGTGTCGCGACGCCGAGCGATCCATGAGACGAGGTAGGGAATGAAGGAGCACAGCACCGTCCTGTCCGCCCTGCGATCCGACTTCGAGATCGGCACCATCCTCGACGTCCAAGTCGACAACTTCGCCGGCCTGACCTCGCTGCCGGCGTCGGCGTTCGCGCTGGACAGCGGCGATGTCGACTCGAAGAAGAAGCGCGGCGAACTGATCGAAGCGGTCCGGGCCGGCAAGCACATCGCGCTCGCCGTAACCGCTGTGACGTGGCGCCAGCGGCCGACGCCGAACCGCCGCGGCCTGCGGCTGGCGCCCGACAAACTCGCCGACCGGGTCGGCTCCTGGAAGGGCAAGCCGTTCCTCGTGGATCACAACACCTACAAGGTGATGGAGGCGTCCAAGGGAACCATCCTATCCAGCAAGCTTATCGAGGAATCTCCACGGGTTCACTCCTTCGAGCAGACGCTCGAGGTGGTGAAGCCCGACGCCGTGATCGGCTTTCTGGACCGGACCCTCAACTCGTTCTCGATCTCGTGGTTCTCGCTGGGCTCCGTGATGTGCACGGTCCACGGGGTCGACGTCCTCTCACAGGACAGCTGCGGATGTTGGCCGCTCGAAACCGTGATGGTTGACGGCAAGCCGCAGATCGTCCAATACGAATTCACGGACTATGGCGGAAAGGAAACCTCAGGTGTGGTGGTCGGAGCGGTGCAGGACACCTCGGTCGAGGATGTCCGGGCCGTGCTGTCCGCCGAGCTGAGTCTCCATCCCCAACGACGACGACCCCCCAAGGAGAACAAGAGCATGGCGTTCACCCGACTCGCGGCAGCCCTCGCGCTGACCGCCCTGGCCGAGTCCGATGAGGACCGGGCAGTCACCGCCGTGACGGCGCTCCGCGAGCGCGCCGCAGCCGCCGAGCTGGACGCCGGGCAACAGCGCGCCGAGGTCACCCGGCTGACCGGCGAGCTGGCGATCCAGACCAAGCTAGCGGAGGCCGCGACTGCCTCCGTGATCGATAGCCTGATCGCAGACGCCTACGCGTCGGGCAAGCTCGCCCACGGCAAGGACGCCGAGGGCAAGGACACGCCGGACCCGACGGAGGATCTGCTCCGCGGCTACGGCAAGGACGCCGGCCGCGACAAGCTGGCCGCCAAGCTCTCGGCCATGGCGGCGAAGATCCCGCTCGGCAAGACCCCGGTCGCCACCACCGTCAAGGAGCCCGAGCGCGCGCCGCTCGTCTCGGTCCCGACCGACGCCGAGCTGTCCGCCATGGCGCGCCGGATGGGCGTTCCGCTCAACGACCTGCGCGCCCAGTACGGGCTCGCCCCACTCGCAGCCGGAGGTGCCGCGTGACCGCGACGACCGTCGACCGCAACACCAAGGAGAGCTGGAACGATGGCGTCGTCGCCCTCATCCCGCTCACCGCGTCCACCAAGATCCCCAAGGGCGTGATGGTCATGGTCGTGTCCGGGACCGGCACCGCGCTCAACGGCGCGGACACCGCGAACGGCCTCGTCATGGGCATCTCGACGCAGCTCGTCGACACTGCCCTCGGCCACACCAGCTGCCCCGTGATGCGCGGCCGGTTCTGGTTCGCCAACGACGGGACGATCACTGCGGCCAACGTCGGCCAGCAGGCGACCATCCTGGACAACCAGACCGTCTCGCTCGCCGCCACGACGACCAATGACGTCGTCGCCGGGCTGATCCTCCAGGTCGATTCGGTGGACGGCGTCCTGATCGACATGACCGGCAGCAAGATCGGAGCCGCGTGATGATGGACGGCAACCTGATGCAGGGAATGGACGGTCCGCGCTGGAACCCGTCGCAGACGATGTTTCGCCAGCCGATCCTCGGCCACGGCGGCTCGACTGCCGACCGGGACTTCTGGCGCTGGCCCTCGCGCATCCCGATCCCGGCCGAGCTGGCCGACACCACGGTCAACACCGGGATCCGGATCGGCGGCACGCAGCCGGACGAGCAGAAGGTCGAGATCGCCTACGTCGGGTTCAATACTCGCCTGGCGAACCGGCTCAAGACCTACGAGTCGTTCTACGAGCGGCTCGCGACGGTCGTCGACAGCCCCAACCTGATCGACCGGAGCATCTGGCTCAACGCGCTGCCCGTCATGCAGATGTGGCTCGGCCCGAAGCGGATCAGCCAGATCTCGGCCGAGAACCTGCCGATCGTCACGCGCCCCCACGAGGTCTCGATCTCGATGGGCAAGGGCACGCTGATGAACGACATGCTCGGCCTGTACGCGCCGCACATCGACCGTCTCGCCGAGGCGTACCCCAACGCCCTCGACGATCTCGTGATCACGATGCTCTGCGCGGGCATCCAGGGCACCAGCTTGGGCGCGACGTACGACGGGCAGAACCTGATCGACACCGATCACGTGTTCCGCTCGAACGACGCCGGCGTCGCCGCGTTCCAGTACTCGAACAAGGTCACCGGCGCGTTCACAGCCGCCGTCTACCAGTCGGCCGTGAACCTCTTCAAGACCCTCAAGAACGAGAACGGGATCCCGGTCAACGTGGGCAAGGGGCCGATGCTCCTGGTCCATGGCCCGGCGAACCGGATCCCGGTCCGCAACGTGCTGCGCCTCGACACCGCCTCGATCGGCGGCTTCGTGCTGCCGCAGAACCTCGACAAGGACACAGCGATCCCGGTCGAGGTCCCCTGGATCCAGGCGCGCACCACGCGCGTGCTCGGCACGAGCGTCACGCTGACCGGCCTCGAGTGGTTCCTGATGCCGCAGGGCTCGACCGCCGTCATCCTGCAGCGCAAGAGCCTGTCCGGCCTGCTGTCGGTCGAGCAGGGCTACCAGAACTTCATGACCGGCATGAACTACTACGGCCTGGAAGCCGAGTTCGGGGCGGCGTACGGATTGCCCCAGGAGATCGTGGGCGGCCCGGGGTCGTAATCCGAGGTCGGGTCGGAGCCCAGCTCGTGGTTCGGTGGACGGGCACCACCGCGGTTCAAGGCCGATTATCAGTCCCACGAGCGCCCCTCGCCAGGAAGGTTACAACCGCGGTTCGAGCCCCGGCTGGCGCCCTAGAAAAAATCGCGAGGTTCGCGCGTAGTTTCAGCGGTCCCTCGACATAGAAGCGAAGCACTAGAACCCGAGGATCAGATGAGCCAGAGTCCACAGCGAGATCCGAAACCAGGAGATGTCCTGCGCGTCCAGCTTCGGCCGGGCCATATGAACGGGCGCAAATCCCGGGCCGGCATCCTGTTCACCGAAGGGTCCGAGGTCACCATTGCAGTTGGGAATGGGGTTGGTCAGGTGGACGTCGTGCGCGCCAAAGCGATCGTTGAGGACGATGCCCTCATCGTGACCGACCACTCGACCACGAAGGCCCCATGAACAAGATCGAACTCGAGATCCCGACCCAGGAGGAGATGGCGGCGAAGATGAGCGCCGAGCTCGCCGCGAACGCCGAGGCCGAGAAGCGCCGCCTGGCAGCCGAGAACCGGCTGGCCTCGCGCTCCAAGCCGGAGCCGGGCGACCGCTTCTACGTCACCACGGCGATTCGGCCGGGCCGCTCGCGCGCCGGCTGCATGTTCTCGCCGGACAAGCGGACCGAGGTTCGAGTCGCCGAGCCGGGCGACACGATCGGACCGATGCGCGCGCTGCCCGGCGGGGACATCACGCACTATGTCGTGGACCAGCACGGCGCCGAGATGATCCTCGCGGACAACGCGCTCTCGCTCTCGATCGTGAGCGCGACCGAGGTGGACGTCGCCGACCTGCGCCGCCAGCTCGCGCTCAAGGACCAGGAGCTCGAACAGGCAAGGGCCGAGAACGCCCGCATTCTGCGCGAGGCCCGCCAGAGCGCCCCCGACCGGGGGGATGGATCGCCGCAGCGCCTGATGGCCGCGCGCAAGGCCGGCAAGGCGAACGACCCCGAGGGCTTCGGCGGCGGCAAGGACTGATCCACCGTGGCGTACTGCACCGAGGCCGATGTCCAGACCGCCGTGGGCGGCGCGACCAAGCTCGCGCAGCTCTCGGATCAGGACAACGCGCTCTCGGGTGCGGTCAACCACACCGTCGTGACGGCGGCGATCGACGAAGCCACGGCCGAGATGGCCGGCTACATCGGCCATCGGATCTCGGTCAACGCGATCGCCGCGGCGGTTCCGCGGTTGCTCGTCAACAAGGCGGCGGCCTGGGCGGCGCGCATCCTGCGCCGCAACGCGTACAACGGCCAGCCGCTCGCGGACGACCTCGACCGCGAGGAGATCGACCGCAAGTGGTTGATGCTCGTGGCCGAGGGCAGGGTCTCGCTCGGCGTCGAGCCGGAGATCCAGAACGCGCCCGAGATCGCCGACGTGGCGGCGACGCGGTCCTCGACGTTCACGATCTCGCGCGAGCGGATGAAAGGGTTCGCCTGATGGCTCTGATGGACGTCAAGGCGACGGTGTACCTGGGCGGCGTGCGCAGCCTGTTCTCGCGGCTCGCGCACATCGACACCCGCAAGGTGTTCACCGGCCTGAAGGGCCCGGCGACGTTCGATCTGCGCCACCACTGGCGCAAGGACGAGGCACCGTGGGGGCACTGGCCGGGGCTGGCTGCCAGCACGCTCGAGCGTCGCACGCGCCCGCGCGGCATCGACCGCAAGCGCGGCAAGCGCAGGAGCTGGCCGAAGAGGCTCCTCGGCCGCTTCCCGACCGCGATCAAGCACATCGTGTCGAAGAAGTCGCTGGTGGTCGAGTCGCGCGTCAAGCGCTTCTCGATGATCCACCAGAAGGGCGGCACGGCTGGGCATGGCGCTCACATCCCGAGCCGCCAGTACATGTGGATCTCGGACTTCCTGGCCGAGCAGGCCCGCAAGGCGTTCGAGAAGGCGTTGCGCGACGCCGCCGCGCGGGGGGCGTGATGGCCCACCAGTTCGCCACCGGCCAGACGAAGCCACAGCGCACGCGCCTCCAGCAGGGCGCGGTGACACTGCTCTCGGGCCTGAAGAGGTCGGCCGGCGGCTACCTGGTGGAGGTCCTGCCCTACGCGTTCACGATGGACGGCACGACGACGTCCGACGACGTTGCGCAGTTCGTCAACGCCCTGTCCAGAGCACCGAGCATCGCGGTGCACGTGGCCGACCGGGAAGATCGGCCAGCTGCAATCGGCGGCTTCGCGTCATGGGGCGAGGTCGATCTACTCGTCTACCACAGCTCGAACAACGCCCGGAATCAGCAGATCGGCCGCATGGAGATCGACACCGCGGGCCTCGCCGACGATCATGCCGATCCGGGCCTCCACATCATGATGGAGCACGCGCGCGAGCTGATCATCGGCCAGCGCGCGGGCGCCCCGGGTGACGACATCAAGCAAGTCCGCCCGTTTCGCGAGCAAGAGGTCATCACCGCGCAGCCGATCACGATCTGGCTGCAGACCTACAAGGTCACGGTCCTGACCCAACTCGACGAATTCCGCACCGTGACCCAGCTCCTTGGCTCGCTCCGGTTCCGCACCAGCCAGGACCTGACCGAGGTCCACCTGCCGGCGGCCAAGACCAAGTCGACCACGCTCGACATCAACGAGGATGACCTCGCACCATGAACGATCCCGAGTACATCACCGTGACCGCGCCGCCGGACAAGGTCACGCCCGTGCACAAGGACGACGGCCGCGAGCCCGGCGGTGGCCAGCTCCGCGTGACCGCGGAGGTCGTCGTCCGGGTCCGCTTCCGCGGATCGCACACTGTTCGGCGTTCGCTCAACCGCGGCGACCTGATCCCGTGCGACATGAACGGCGCACAAGTCGCGAGCGCGCAACTCGCGGCGGCGCCCGATGAACTGCCGGGCGGGAAGATCGCGCGGCGCCGCGCGGCGCCGCTGGCGACGAAGTCCGACCTCGACGCTGTGGTCGATCTGATGAGCAAGGAGCAGACCTGATGTCGATCGTGACCGGAGTCCCGAACAGCCTGCTGCGCCCACAGACGTTCCACACGTTCCTCGCCTCGCACGTGGCCGGCAAGCTGACCAGCGTGCCGCTCGCGATCGCGCTGATCGGCGCCAAGACCACGTCCGGCGCCACGGCCACCGCGGGCACCGTGTACGACATGACGGGCCTGACCGCGGCGGACGGCGATGCGCTGTTCGGCCAGTCGAGCGAGCTCGCGCTCATGCATCGCGAGAGCATCCTCTGCGCGAACACGTTTCAGGCCGGGCCGCGCGTGTTCTGCGTCCCGATCGCCGAGTCGGCCGGCGTCGCCAACGTCCAGACCATCACCCAAGTCGGCTCGGCCTCGGCCGATGGGAACATCATCGTGCGCGTGGCGGGCCGGACGTTCAACGTCGGCGTGCGCTCCGGCGACGCGCAGAACACCATCTCGACCGCGATCGCGAACGCGCTCAAGGCCCGCGCTGCCGAGCTGCCGGTGATCGTCACGGTCGCGACCAACGTCGTCACGCTGACCCACGCCACCAAGGGCGTGAACGGAGTCGACGTCAAGGTCACCGTCGACCAGCAGGTCACCGGCTGCGTGTGCACAGTGGCGACCGGGACCGCCGGGACCGGCGCGACCGATCACCAGCCGGCGCTCGACGCGCTCTCGCCCCGCCGCTACGACGGCATCGTGTTCGCGAACCACGCGAGCGCCGACATCACCGAGATCCTTGCCGACATCGCGGTCCGCTGGGGCGCGGCGTCCAAGACCTGGGCGCTGTACTTCGTGGCCGAGATGGGCACGATCTCCACCGCGACGGCGCTCGCCGCGGCCGGCAACGACAAGGCCCTCCAGATCGCGAGCATGGAGGGCTGCCTGAATACGGCCGGGGAGATGGCCGTCGCGCACGCGATGATGGTGTTCTCGCGCGAGCGGATCAATGCCAGCTACGACGGCGTGAAGGTCCCGCTCTACCCGCCGGCGGCAGCCACGATCTACACGCCGGCCGAGGTCGAGACCGCGCTCGCCGCGGGCCTGACCCCGTTCACGGCGGTGTTCGATTCGACCGGCGCCATCACGCAGAACATGGCGAAGTGCGAGCGCGCCGTCACCTCGCACACGACCTCGAGCAGCGTGCCGGACGACAAGACCCGCGACATCGGCATCCCGCGCACGATGTACAGCGTGGCGGTCCAGATCGACATCCAGGCCGAGGCCCGGTTCGGATCGGCGGCGAACCCGGACGGCGTCCGCCAGTCGTCCGCGACCAACGCCGCGATCAAGCGGATGTGGGCGGCGATGGCGCGTTCCTACGCGGCCGGCGAGGTATTCGACCCGGACCAGGTCGAGGCCGACATCGCTGCGACCGTCACGGAGCCCGACTCGGTCACCGCGGGCCGGACGAACGTGGCCCTCTTCTACCACTACCTCGGAAGCCAGCATCAGATCGTCTGGCAGCACAACGTGACCGTCCCGTAAGGAGCACGCCATGGCAGGCCCGATTCCCGCAGCGTTCGTCAGTCAGGGTAAGATCCTGATCGACATGCCCGGCCCCAAGGGCAAGGCTGGCCAGCTCCTCACCGTCGAGAAGTTCGACGTCAAGGAGGGCGGCTCCGTCGAGGGCGTCACCACGATCGGCGTCAACGAGGGCGCCGGCCACCAGGAGAAGCAAGGCGCCTACACGATCTCGATGACGTGTCGGCGCACGGTCGGCAAGAACCCTGAGGTCGACTGGGTGTACGCCAAGCAGACCAAGAAGTTGTTCGTGATCTCTACCGAGGACGAGAGCAACGGCCTCTCGTTCAGCTATCTGAACTGCCGGGTCTCGAAGATCGATCCATCGAAGGATCCGGAAGGCAACCACAAGGACGAGGTCGAGATCATCGCGCTGCAGCGAGTCGGCGACCCATGA